AGAGCCTCCTACGGGCAGAATAGCCGTAGCGGCATCTACGCGTTTGATTTTGATCTGGAGTTTACAACGGATAGCGTGCATTGGATTTACTATTATGACCAAAGTTATGAGAACAAGGTGCTGGCGGCAAAGTCATATTCCGATATGCTCTACGAAGGCTACCGAAAAAAATCCGGCGCAGTGCGGAATTGCCGCAGCAAGTTTGTGGACGACATCGACGAGATCATCTGCGTGCGGGACTTCGTCCCTGCGTTTGAGCCAAATGTGAACGTACCGGATCCCAGCGCCATTCTGGAAACGCGCATCGAAAAAAAGCAGAAGCGCACAGGGCTGTATCTTTCCGACAGTAATTATCTCAACCTCTATTCCTTCGCGCTCGCACTCAACGGACGCTACGCGGGCGCCAGCACCGCGGAGGAGATGAAGGTCGCCTTTGAGGAGAACTTGTCGCTTGAGTACAAGCTCTCCAACATCGCGCAGGCAAAGGGTTTTGCCGAGCAGCTGGAGTCGATCGGCTGTTTTTACACCGACCGCGCGGTGGATTATTTCCCCGTGAACGATTTTCGCGCGCTGATACAAGAAAACGGGCATGAGAACGACCTCGTGAAAATCGCCGTTGCGGAGCATGAACGCTGGTGCAAAGAAAAGCGTGCGATGGGTTGGGGCTATGGCACCACGCACGTCGGATCCATCACGCGGCCCGACGGCAGCAAAAAGAACGACAACGTGATGCGCGAGCACACGCGACTGCACCATGACCTGATCGACTATGAACGGCTGGATGCGCAGGAGCGCTTTAAGGACTCTGATCCGATGGAACAGATGCTGGAGCTGATTCGGGAATACGACGGGCTGACCATCTATCGCACCGAGCGATTTCCTAAACAGAACAAATATCCCTCAGACAATGCGTTATAGAAAGGAGTCCGCGTGGGTATCCCAATCGTCGTCGGCGTAACCGGCCATCGCGCGCTGCGAACGCAGGATCTGCCGATGCTGCGCGCGGTTGTTACGGCGCAGCTGAAACAGCTGATCGCTTCCTGCCCGAATTCCTCGTTCGTCATGCTGAATTCGATCGCATCCGGCGCGGATACGCTCTGCGCTTTGGTCGCGCTTGAACTTGGTATGCGGCTGATTTGCCCGCTACCCATGCCGGCCGAGGAATATCGCAAGGATTTTTCAGACGCGGAAGCGGCGGTATTTGATGCGCTGATCCTGCGGGCGGAGCGCGTTTTTTCAGCGCCGGACAGCAGTTTGTCTCTGAATTTCACGCGGGACGATCATTACCGGCAGGCCGGCAGATACGTTGCAAGGCACAGCCACCTTTTGCTCGCTCTTTGGGACGGGTCGCCCGCCAAACCGGGCGGCTGCGGAACGGCGGAGATCGTGGCGTTCATGCTCGGCGCAAATGACGAAACGGCTGCCGGCTGCTTCAAGGCGGCGAACGACGGTGCGGTGATCCACATAGATACGCCGAAGCAGGGCGCGGAGATCAAATCGTTCGATCCGGCAGTCCACCTGCTGGAAACCGAGCCGGGCAGCCTGAAAAGCACGCTGGTAACAATCGACGCCTTCAACGCGGATGCAGGAAAGATGGCCGATGCCGTCACGAAAACAGAGCTGCTCGTTCCCGAAACCATCTTGTCCGGCATGCCGGAAGGCATGAAGCAGCTCCATGTGGCATACCAGGCGTCGGATCGCCTGTCGCTTTTGTTTCAGGCACAGTACTTGTGCGCCATCCGATATTTTTCGATATTCGGCGCGCTGCTGGTGCTGTTTTTTCTTCTGTATGACGAGATGGAGAGCAACCTGTTTTTAATCTGTTACGGGTTACTGATTCTGATTTACGTGCTAGCGTTCGCGCGGATTAGCAAGGGGCAGGCGCATGAAAAGTACATTCGTTACCGAATGCTCTCTGAAACGCTGCGCGCGCAGTTTTTTGTGTGCGCAGCCGGTTCGAACGACAACGTAGCAAACGCATATACATGGACACAGAAGCAGGAATCTACCTGGATCAAGCAGGCCATTTCCGCGCTGCTTGCCGGTGAATCAGCGCGGCAGTCGCTGCCCGACGAAACGATTCAAAAAATATGGATCGAAGGTCAGCTCGCCTATCATGAAGGCGCATATCAGCGCGCGTCCAGCCGTCACCGTATCCGCGAGTCCACCGCGAATTGGATGCTTGCAGCTACGTTCGCTCTCTTCATCCTCGTATTGGCGCTGGAGTTCGCGTTTGATTCTGCTATGGCAAAAACGCTGTTCATGAAGCCTTTTCCGCCGCTGATGCTCTATCACAGCGGGCAGACGGTCACCCTCCGAAACCTGATGAAGATCCTGCTTGGCTTGGTTTCGGCAATGACCGTGTTTCTCGCCAACTATTACGGGAAACTCTCTCTGGGCAGAAAGAGCACCGACCATAACCGCATGGCCCGCCTGTACGCTTCGGCGAAGGAACAGTATGCATCCGGACAAATCGATCACGCGCTACTCTTTAGCGCGCTCGCGCGCGAGGAGATCATCGAGATCGGCAATTGGTATTCCTACAGCCGGGAGAATCCGCCTTCGCTCCAGGTTTGATTCGATCCAGGCTGCCCCCCCTCAAACCGTGGTTCCCAACGCCGCCTAAAATCACTGATTTTCTAATATTACTCCCGGACCATAAAACGGGGGCAGATCACTGGTTGATGTTGGGCAATATAACCGTGCAGCGCCACTTGGTTCACATTCATGTTTCGCAACGATCCGTTATCGCCGTCTTTGCTGCTGGCGCGCCTATATGGCTTACACCGGGCCCGGATTGCTCCCGTCGGTACGCATCGCCCATACCCTGTAGTCATCGGCCTCATTGATAAAGAATATCCAATCGCCGACAACGTTGATGTCGCTGACGCTGCCCTCAAACTCCAGCAGGTCCGTCATAGTACCGTCCAGTGTAATCTTGCATATCGATTTGCGGTCATCTATGCCGTACCAACCGTAAAGCCCATCCGGCGTAACGTTAATGTCGTTGAGCGTAACATCCCCACTCAGAGTCAGGGTCTCTAGCGTGCTTACGTCCTGTACGATCAGTTCCTGATTGCCGGTTGGCAAATGCTGCATGTACACAAGCGTCTGGCCGCACATCGAGGGTTGGCTGGCGGGAAATCTGCTGATTGGCTCCGGGTTGCTTCCATCGTAACCAGAGCGGCAAATATATTCCGCGCCCTCATAATCCATATAGTAAATATAGGCGTCGTCCATAAACACGCCGAAGGTTTTGCGGGCACACAGTCGCGTCGTCCAGCCGGTTTCCAGTGACATGGTGTAGAGATTCAATTCGTCGTCTCCATCATTGTAATAGAGCTGGCCTTTCCGGTAGAGCAGGTTCTCCACATACCTGCTCATCAGCAACTCGGGTTCTCCGCCGCTCGCATCCATGCTGTATACCTTGCCCATACCACTGGTGATCAGGGAGAAATATAGCTTGCCGTTATACACATTGATGCCGCGGACCGGAAGATTGCTGAGCTGCTGCTTCTCGCTTCCGTCCATGCGCATTCGGTACAGGCTCATGCCGTCGTTGGACTGGTAATAGATAAACGTGCCATCTTCGGCAGCTAGGCCGTTATTATTGGCGTTGGAGATGCTTGTGCCCAGCTCATCTTCCGTTGGCACAACCGTGAAGGCCGTGATAGCAGGCGATGCGTCATCCTTAGAAACGGACGCAACCGGGCGTGCCAGCAGGCCGCTGCTCGCCATAAGAAATACCATAGCGAGGGTGACAAGCAGCGCAGCAGCGCTGATGATGTAAGGCAGCCGGGAGTTTTTCCAGAATCGCTTAATGTTTGGAATCACATAGCTGTCCGCGTCGCGATTATTCTCCAGCACAGAATCCACCCGAATCAGCAGGGTGCGCAGCTGCTCCTGCGCGGGCGCATTCAGCATGTCCAGCCAGTGAACGGTGCTTAGATAGTATTCCATGCCGCCGGAAGGAACGGTATTGGTGACCTTCATCGGTATGATGATTTTTTGCGCGGTCACCGCTTTGGATACCTCCCGCAGCACCTGTGCGGACGCGTTTGAGAAATCCGAAAAGAGCAGAAGGAATATGCGGGAGTTTTCGATTGCATCGATGATACACTCCGCCCATTCCCGCCCGACGGCAATATCCCGGGGCGCATACCAGCAGCGAATACCGTTTTGCTCCAAGGTGGCGCACACGGCATCTGCCATTGGCTTATTCTTATGAGAATAGCTTATAAAAACATCATGAGTCATGTTCGGCCACGCTTCCGGCCCGCATCAAAACAGATCGGAGAGCTGTATGATGACCTTTCCCCCGAATTCCTCAGAGAAAAGCAGAAATACGCACTGATCGACGGGAAACTTGGAGGGAATCTCGAAAACGAAATCAATCACTTCCACAGGCTCTCCATGGCCCTGAATATAGGCGGCAGGGTACTCCTTGTTGTCGGGCGTGCGCAGTTCAAATTCATCCAGCGCCTCTTCAAAATCCGGCAGCCATATCGAATTGATCGCTTGGGCGCGAACCACAACAAGCTTGTTATCCTCGGAGGTAAGCGTGTAATCCGGGTTCGCTTCGATCTGCTCCGCATCCTCGATGGCGTTGATGACATCCATCATGTAGCTTCTCCATAACGTGGTCTGGGGATGGGGAGCAATGACTAGTTGCATCGGTTCCGGCGTTGGCTCGGCCGTCGGTGCAGCCGTCGGAGCAACGGTTGGAGCCGCTTCCGCCGCTGCCGCGGGCGCTGGTTCCGCAGTAGGCGCGGACGCAGCGACAACGTTTTCCGCCTCTTCATTCGTAGGAGAGGCAGGGCTGCCGCATGCACCCAAGGAAAGGGCAAATACAACGGCTATCACAGTACACAGAATCTTCTCCATTCGTACGCGCTCCTTTTTAAGATGTGTTATATAAGACAATTTACAGCACAAACCTGTAAATGTCAATAGATCTCGAAGCATTCCGCCCGACGTTCAAGCGTCCAAGGACAAGTCGATATTGCAGCGACCGGCGGAGGTACTTGCCGTAATGGTATCCTTCCGCTCGGTCATCTCTCGGGGCGTGCCGGTAAACACCACTTCGCCCCCCAGAGCTACCATCTGGCTCGATATGGATGATATTGTCCGTTTGCTTGATAGCGTGTAGTCATTGGCAGATATTGTCGAAATATATGGACTTATGCCGAAACAGCGCGCAATAGAAGAAACCCCACAAACCATTGAATACTTGTGGCTCTGTAAGTTACACTTCAATCTCGGTGCCTGTCAGAAAGTGAAACACCATCCGTCCGTCCGAATGCACCGTGACCGCGCGTATGGTGGCTGTCCATAATTTCGCATCAAAGTCCATCAAGGCGTCCTGCTCGGAAATGGCAAACATAAATGCGCCGATAGCATCCGCTTTTGCCTGCCGGAGCGCGTGTTCGCGCTGCAGCTCTTCCAGCTTGTTTTGCGCAGCTTCATATCGTTCAATGTACCCGTTGTAGCGTACGCCGTACTCTGACTGGTTCTGTGTATCGCGGCTGTTTTCCTCAATGCACTTTCGTATCAGTCCGGCAACCACATCCATCTCTTCCTGCAGAGCGGGTATTTCCGCATTAAAAGCCGAGCAGCCCGAAAGGGTGGTCTGCATGATGCGGCAGTCATCGAGAAGCTGCGTTTTGTCAGTCGTAAGTGTGTTGTAAGCGGTGACGAACCGCGCCTTAATCTCTTCCTCTTCCAAATGGGGTGTCGAGCAAGGTCGGTCATTTTGAAACTTCGCGTTGCATTGCCATATCGTTCGGCGGTATTTGCTGGTGGAGTTCCATACCTTGGAACCGAAGTAGGCGCCGCAGTCACCACACACGATCCGAGATGCCAATATGCTGTTCCCGCTGTAACGGTATCCGATAGCCTTGCGCCGGGCGAACTCGGCCTGCACCAGTTCAAACTCCACGGGGTCAATAATCGGTTCATGGCTTTTTTCTATGTAATACTGCGGAACCTCGCCCTCATTGCGCTTCATCTTTTTCAGCAGAAAGTCAACCGTGAACTTCTTTTGCAAAAGTGCGGCGCCCTTGTACTTTTCGTTCGTCAGCATACTCTCGACCGTGGATGAACGCCATTGCGCTTTTCCGGCGGGGGTCGGTATGCCTTCGGCTGTCAGCAGTCGGGCTATGCCGCCCGGCGTTTTACCAGCCATGAAAAGCGCGTAAATCCGCTGTACGATCATCGCTTCTGTTTCGACGATCTGCGGGATGTCATCTTCGCCTTTCTCGTAACCGAGGAAGTGTTTGTATGCTAAGCTGACTTTCCCGTCCGCAAACCGTTTCCGCTGACCCCAAGTAACGTTCTCCGAAATGGAGCGGCTTTCTTCCTGCGCCAGCGAAGACATGATCGTTATGAGCAATTCGCCTTTACTGTCGAGCGTATAAATGTTTTCTTTCTCAAAGTAAACCTCGACGCCCTTTTCTTTGAGTTTGCGGACGGTCACCAAACTGTCGACCGTATTCCGTGCGAAGCGGCTGACGCTTTTTGTGACAATGAGGTCGACATTGCCGTTCAGCGCGTCGCGCACCATCTGATTGAATCCATCGCGCTTCTTCGTGTTGACCGCCGAGATTCCCTCATCGGTATACACACCGACGAAGTTCCAGTCAGGCTGTTCTTGAATGTAGCGCGTATAGTAGTCCACCTGTGTTTTATAGCTGGTCATCTGTTCCTTGCTATCGGTAGAAACACGAGCGTAGCCCGCCACGCGCCGCTTTGCCGTCTGTGCCAAAGGCATCCGCGCCAAAGTGCTAATCGTAGGTTGAATGACCGTTACCGTCCTATTGCTCATTGCGTAAATCCCTTCGTTTCTGTGCGAATCGCTGCCGTGCCGCTTCTTTCATTTCATCCGTCCAGCTTTCGCGGCGCGAACGGTCTTTCCAAGCTCTCGTCTCCGTATGACCATCAACGAGGAGGAAGAGGAGTTCGTTTGGCGCCGTGACCCGTATGCCGGATATCCTTTCGGTGAAGACTCGTTCGTCAAATTCAGCAAGGCCCAACACATCACAACAGACTGCCATCAGCGTGGACTCGGGTATCTGTTTAGCTTGACAGGCGCTTTTTCCCTCGAACTGGAAAACCGTGCATATCCATGAAACTCGACCATGCGTTGTCTTTCTACCAAAATGCTTACCGCAGTTTCCACACACGATCTTGCCGGAGAAAGGATACCGCGCGGTGGTAGGCTTCTTAATGTTGCACTTTTCGGTGTTTTGAGCTATGCGGCGCTGCGCCAGCTCGTAGGTGTCGGTATCTATAATCGCGTCGTGCGTTCCTTCGACATAGTACTGCGCGAGTTCGCCGTGATTGCGAACCAGCCGCTTTGTCAGATGATCGGCGACATACTTCTTTTGCAGGAGCGCGTTGCCAATGTACTTCTCGTTCTTCAGAATATCGCGCACCCGTGAGTCGTTCCACTTCCCGCCCGAAACCGTTGGTACTCCACTTGCTTCCAGCGCTCGAGCAATGCCAACAGTCGAGCCGCCCGAAACGTACTGAGCGAATATGTTTCTTACGATCGCCGATTCTACTGGGTTAATAGTAATAACGCCGCGAACGATATCATATCCGAACATACGCCGCAAGCCGACCATATGGCCGTCCTTCATCCGCTGCCGCCAGTACCATTTGCAGTTTTCGGAAACCGAAAGGCTTTCCTCCTGCGCGTATGATGCAAGAATCGTCAGCATGAGTTCGCCGTCCGCGCTCATTGTATGGATGTTCTGTTCCTCAAAGAAAACATCGACTCCCATGTCCTTAAGTTCGCGTATGATCTGCAGAATCGACACCGTGTTCCGCGCAAATCGCGATATGGACTTCGTGAGTATAAGATCTATGTGCCCAGCCCGGCATTCATCCAGCATCCGCTGAAAGCTCGCGCGGTCATCCTTTGTGCCGGTCATCGCTTCATCCGCATATACGCCGCGGTAGATCCAGCCGCGTCGCTTTTGAATAAGGTCGCTGTAATAGCTGACCTGCGCTGAAAGAGAATGCAGCATAGCATCCTTGCCGGATGATACTCTGGCATAAGCGGCGACACGCTTCATCTTTGTTGGTGGGTGCTTGTAAAATTGCACCCGTTCCACGGCTCTTTCCATATAATCACCTCCTTTTTGTAGGTGTTATATTACCTCTTGGGCGGCTGATTATCCAGTCAATCCGGCGATAAATACTGCGGGAATTTAGCCCGTATTTCGCTAGAATCAAGGGTTCTATCCGCTGATAATCATCATTCGAAATGATCCCTTCCTGATGCAGATGATCGGCGGTCGTCATAGCCAGAAGATATGCGTTCACGCGCTTAAGATGATCGACGCCCATTATCGCACCTCCCGGCTCCTGTACACCGCATAACAAGCGCGAGAACAGAACTTGCGAATTGTGCCGCCGTAGTACTCAAACGAACATCCGCATGAAGCGCACATCGCGGTATGATAGGATCCCCGCTTTACCCGCTCGGGATGTGAGTTCCACCACGCCATGCGGCAAACATCTGAGCAGAACAGCTTTTGCTTCCTGTGCGGCGCTTGTTCCACTGGCTTTCCGCATTGTCTGCATCGGGGCGTATCTTCAACTTCCCAGCAGACAAACGGATGCCTACGGCAATATGACTTAACCGTGTTTTGCGGCAACTTTGTCATCTGTGCAATCAGCTTATATCCATACCCGTTGCGCTGCAGACGGACGATCTCTTCGATTTCGTTCTGTACCATGCCGTACTCCTATCTGGGGACGAATGCGTCGTTCTCAATATACGGCCACAGAAACGACAGAATCGGGCGGTATGAAAGCAAAAAAACCCGCGAGACGGCGTTTAAACCGTTTCGCGGGAATCTAATAACGTTTCTATTCACTTATCGCATCTTTAATCCGCATTCATCTGACCGATCAAATGCTCCGCCGTGCCGGTGATGAGCGCAGAGATATCGACCTGCGCGGCAGCCAGCACGCCCATCGCGGATGCGGAGAGCTTCGCAGTGGTCTTCTCGTAGAGCAGCTGGCCGAGCTGTGTGATCTCTTCCTTGGTCAATTTCCCATCCTTATGAGCTGCCTTCATGCCGTCAACTACCGTCTGTTTCAGTTCACCTACCGTGATCTGCGCGAGCTTGATCAGTTCCTGCTGTGCGCGGTTCACGGTATCGAGCTGCGTCGATTTACCTAGCTTTGCGGTCAGCCACGCGCCAAACACGCCGATCAGCGCAATAAAGAACGCCGCGGCGATGTTCACGGCGTTATCGATCAGGATGCCAGTTACGGTGATATCAACAGTTCCGCCAGAATCCGCCAGCGCGACCATAGGCAGCGCGAGCATTAGGAGCGCGAGTAGTACCAGAATCAGTTTCTTTTTCATTTTGTGTTTTCTCCTTCTTTTATATAGATGTAGCCTGCTCCGAGGCAAGCTCATGGACAAAATCTTCGTATTCCTCTTGCGCGGTTTTCGCTTTATCGCGCGCGGTCTTCATCTCACCGTTGGTTTCACCCCGCTCCACAGCGATACAGGTCGCCAAAGAAAGCGATAGGCTTGCATCCTGCATCTTCATCGCGAGCTTCGATTCCTTTGCGCGTACGGTAGCGCGCTTCTCCGTTTGCTTTCGGTCACGGGCCACGCGCACTTCCAGCAAGACGACCAGTAAGGCAAATACGCCCGATATGATTTCTCCGATGTACTCCAAATCCGTTCCTCCTTATACGTATAACAACTTACAGCGTCCGCATTTGTGCCAGTAACCGCTACCGCCCTGATTGATGCCCTCCACAACGACACCTACGTCACGCCCTTTCGCATGGATGACCATGCCGCGTCCGAGGTAAAGTCCGATATGCGTTTCATCGTTGACATTCGTCGTGCTGTTTCGGAACAGGAAATCACCGGCGATCAGTTCATTGCGCGCAACCACGTCGCACAGCGCCCAAAGCCCATCGCAGTTCTTTCGATCGTCCCAAATGCCAGTCTCACGCATGAGCCAGGAAAGAAAGCCAGAGCAGTCATGTGCCATGAGATCGGCGAATCCTGCTTTATACTGACTTTCGCGAAACGTGATCGCGCGCGCGAACTCCTCATCCATCGCCATGATCTTCGCGTCGGAGAGTTCGGTTAAAGCAGATGCACCCCAAACGTAGAGGTCGCCGATTCGCGTCATTGCCAGTGCACAAATCGCCTTCGCCTTGCCCGATACCGTGTCTTTCGTGATCGGCTCCGTCTCCGTCTCCGTAATTGTGCCGTCAAACAGCGCTGCCCACGTTTCCTTCCCGATGACTCCATCAACGGTCAGCGCAGCTTGCACCTGAAACCGTTTCACGGCCTCCAGCGTGTCCGCGCCGAACGTCTTCCTAGTCACCGTCGTGATATGATCGCCGTAGAATCCAAGCTCCAAGAGCTTTTGCTTACAAAAAAGCACGTCTTCGCCAGACGTGCCTTTCTTCAAATTGCGCGTAAATTCCATCTGCTTTCTCCTGTTAATTATTTTCAAATCCGTCATGGTTTTCGGTTGCTCTATTCATAAATGTCTGTTAAGGTAAGAGTGTAGGATTTGCATGGTCTTAACGCGTTGAACTTTTTCTTTCCTCCTTTTTTATTCACCACTTTGGCCATGCAATACCAGGGCGCTCCGAGAGGGGCGCCCTATCAATTTACCCTGTTCGATTATGTATGAATAGATTTGTCTTACGGTTCCGTCACCCGTAACCATTCACATCTGCCCTGATATGTCACTCCACTGGTATTGTGCCTGTGATACCCAACCCCAACGTGGCTGATCGCGGACAGGAATGTGGATATGGTTTCCGTGAATACCTGCCACCAGAAATCTCCGTCGGCCGACATTTCCAGAGAATAGGAAGTGCCAATCTTTCGAATCCTCACATAGATGAAGATCGAATCCCAGCCTCCGTTTAAATACGCGTCGCTGGAAAAGGCTGTATTTGAAGAGAACTTGATCGCCTGTATCCCCGAATATCCGCTTCTGCAACACTTCCCGAACACGATTCTTCTGTTGTTTGCGCTGTTGTAGAGACAGAGGCCGAAGTTAAAGTAGTTCACCTTCGGCCCTAGAACCGTCAATTTGGCTGTGGCAGTGAAATCACCGGCAGGCGCTTCCTGTACCAGGAGTCGGATGTGATCCGTCCCGGACAAAATATCGATTGCTCCATAGGTGCCGTTTTCCGTCCATAGGGATGTCCCCTGATTGATCCATGACCATTTGCTGTCCATAACGGTATCGGTGAATTCATCGTCCATCGCATGCGGCGCTGCCGGGGGCATGTCAATCGGATTCTCATAGGTCGTTGCACTGCCGCCTACGCTGTTGGTCACGAATTCTAGTCCGCTGCCGTCCGCTTTGACCGCAACGACCTTCGCTCCCTGTCCCAAGTAGCTGTCCGGCGTATCCGTCAGCTCTAGGAAGTCATGCGTGTGATCTGTTTCCGAGTAAACGCCGGTATGCAGGTGGCCAACATTCGCTTTGGCCACAAGCATATTGTTCACTTCCGAATCGGAATAACCGCCGCTGCTGGAAGGAGCCACGGACAACACATCGGACCCGCTATATTGGGACATCCGCTCCACTTTCTGGTTGAGTCGGATTTCATGCTCCAGCATCGTGTCGTGCAGCTCCAGCGTGTAAGACAAATCTCCGGTATCGTCATCCTCGCTGATAGTGATACCACAAACCCTCAGCACACCGTCAAAGCCGAGGTCGTCAGCGCCTTCCGGCGCGATGTTCCAGCCGATCCAATCGCCAATCAAGTAGGATTCAAAGGGCTTCATACGGTTGCCCCGGTCGTCGCAGAACTTCGTCACGGTTCCCTGAATCCCCCAAGCCGGGTAGGCGACCCGATTCAGATAGGCCTGTCCGTATTCGCTTAAGCCTTCCTGAATATTGCTCGCGGATAGATATCCTTCCCGCCTTCCGTAGGCTGCCTGGCTGGCTGAGTGTGCGGCGACCGCCAAGAGCTTGTCTCCGCCTTCGACGAGCACTTCATTGACCAAGCTTTTCGCGTCGATTTGGTTCTCATGGCTGACAATCGCCTGCCCCGGTCGGTAAACCACCGTTTCATGTAGATCCTCACCTTTGGTTTTGAAAATCTTCAGCACAAGCTCGGGCGTCATTTCGATATCGAAATAGCCGAGCCCCTCGGTGAACTTCGTCGCAACCTCCAAGAGCGGTGTTCCGACGTGGAAGGACAGATTGATATTCTCCGTGAACACGTTTCCCAAGCTGTCCTGATCGTCCTCCCAGTCCACGCTCACACCGACAAGTCCGCCTCGCGCCTGTGCTTCCAGGATCAGCGTTCTGAGTACTGTGCTCGCGGTGCCGAAGAACGGTCGGTCCAGTACAGGCGTTCCCATCTCCTCCGGGTAAACCACAGCCCAGCCGAGCATGGAGAGTACGCCGCGTCCGCTGACCTCGATCAGCTGCTGCTCGCCGGCGTCCACATAATTAGGTTTTCTCGCCTCAATGATCCACTTGAACAACGGATTGCCGTCGAGTTTGACCAGTACCAGATTGTCGTCGGCGATGATATTGCTGTTTCCACCGACGGCATCATATCTGCTGATCTTGAACCGTCCGCTGCCGGGATTGTTCCGTACCATCTGAAACGCCTTGTCCCATGCACCGTCCAGCTGCTTGACCAGTACGTTCGGATTTGCCCTGTCGCAAATGAAAAGCTCAATACCCACATCGTCCGAAGGCAACCCAGAGTATACCTCAAAGCCAATGGTGTTGCTGTCCTGGATCGATGGCGCCGTCAGCCGTACCTTGATCGGTCCTGTTGTTGCGGCAAGCGGAAGCTGAAACGTGATCTCTGTCCATGACCATGCAAACACATTGCACAGCAGGTCATTACAATAAACAAACCCGCCGTAGCTTCTCAGATACCGGTTGGTGTTTCCAACATCCACCACGGTGTGCGTATATCCAAATCCGCTGCCCTGCAACGTCAACACGGAACCAGCCTGACCCCTTGATACCGATATCGAGTCAATCCGCGGAAACGGAGGATCATCGGTTACATTTAACTCGGTAGAGATCGCCCTACTTGCTTTGAGGCGGCCAAACGCCCAGTTCTCCGGGAAGTATATTGCTCGCCTGCCCCTTGGTTTACCAAACCCGATATTCGCCGCAACAGAAAGCGTGCGTTTTTCGCGCTGCTTTCCGAATCGCCTGTTTTCCACCAGCGTGAAAAATCGCGGCAACGGGAACGGCCCACCCATGAGGTTGAAGGTGTTGGGCGTGCTCCAACCCGTGTCGATCCCAAGGGTTGCATTGACGGCCCGTGCTCTCCAGTACAGGAAACCGTCGTACACATCATATGGCTCAAAGGTCGTCAGTTCACCGCAAGGCAGCGCCGACATCGTATTCGAGCGATAGTTCATCCCGCTGAACAGCGTGGTTCTGTCGATTTCAATCGTCAGATCGGCTGCGGCGGCCAGTACCAACTGCATTTGCATCGAGCACAGCGACGGTGTAACCGAAGGATCCGAAGCGGTAAGTTCCTGCCTGATCCACAGATACTTGCCGGTCATGTCATCGTTCGTTGCGATCACCGGACATTGCGCACCGTTCGTTGCGGCGGCATACGAAGACGGAGGCGTGTCATTCACCGTCAAGGCGCATCCGATCGTGACGTTCGTTCCGGCGGGAAGATCGCCAAGCGTCCATTGCAGGATTTCATCTCCGTGGGCTGTCCCGCTCAAAGCGATCGGGCCGACGACACGATTTCCGCTGCCGTAGTAATCAAAGCCGAAAGGAATGCCTTCCAGCAGCTCCACTTCGGATGCCGACGTGTCCGTCCCGCTCTGGTTCGAGCTGATGTTCAACTTATAATAAAGATATGAAGAAGGGGCCGAGATCGCAAACTCTTTGCGCTCGTTCATGCTCCAGGCGGTCACGCCGGTCTGCGTATCCAAAATGGTCCAGTCGGTTCCGTTGTTGCTGCCTTCGAACGTCCACGATTTCGGACTATCGATCAGGTAGGAATCGTTTCTTGCCCGGATCGAATATCCGGCGATGATCTTCGCTACTGCCAGCGTTACCGTGAGTACGCCGGATGTGGCGGCCACGCCCCAGCGGGTATTGCTGCTGTTGTCGAACGCGCGCCAGCCCTCGTATCCGGTTCCAAGATTCCCGCTGGCGCTCACCGTAACGCTGTTTGTCGTTGCGGCCGTCATGAGCGGAACGCAATCCGTTCCGGGCGTATAGCCTTCCGGGGTCGAGTTGGGGTCTCGATCCAGCTGCAGCCCTGAATCGTTGCCTTCTCCGGTGACGACGCGGGTGAACACGCCGGTTTCATCGAAATCCGCTTTCGTCAGCTCTTCGTAGGTGCGCACCCATTTCGCCGTGAGGGCGAGACTACTGGTCACCGCTTCGTTCTGAGGTGTGATCAGTCGTATCCGATCCGGCATTCTTTCTCCTCCTTACGACCAGCTTCCGATCGTTACCTCAAACCTCGGCGCGCGAGGACCAAGCATCTGCGTCGGAGGCGGGATCGTATTCCTGATGAGTATGCTGCTGCTTGTCCCTTGCGGCGCAAGCGAGGTGATGGTCGCTCCCGTCACCCAGGTAACGCCTTCGTCCATGCTGAATGTGAAGTCGGCGTCAATCAGGGACAGCGTGAGGTTGTTGGCAATCTTTGTCGTGCTGCTGTTGCGCAGCTTGATCCGGTGCGTCACCGACGTACCTTCCTGTCGGTCGCCGAAATCCAGATCCCGGATGAACTCAGGGTCGCCGGAAGCGTCGTCGTCCAGGAACAGGATGTCATCAGGCACTTCTCCGGCGGCTTTCACACCGTAGATGTGCAGCGCGTAGAGGATGACACGCGAATAAGTGCCACTACCATATGGCGCAAAATATCGAACGCGCAGTACCTTGATTGCTTCCGAAAAAGTGCACGGCTGGATACTGTCTCTCCACACATCGTCATCGATCATATTCAATGGGATCGCGCCATTCGGCAGCGTCGCATTGATCCAGGTGCCATCGAGGCCGTTGGTACTGTCCGCGCTCCCGGCAACGGTGATGGTGCAGGCGCCGCCTCCGCTTGTATTGACTTTGTGTATCATTCCAAGTCCGGCAACCACATATCGTTCGGGCAGAAACACCCAGACGGTTCTGATCACCTCGGTCATATAAACGTCTCTAGAAATCACCGCGCTTGTGTTTCCGATTCCATTCAAAAGCGCCATCTGTTCGCTGGTCAAAGCCGTTGTGATGTTGTTGACATCATTTCCGTAGTAGACCGAACCGCCGCCTATGTCGTATTCAAATCTTCGTCCGGGCAAGGTTGGATAGGGCATGTTTGATTCCTCCTCTAAAAAAATGCAGGGTAATACGCAAGCATCACCCTGCCGCCGATCGTGTCGGTTTCCAGCTCCATGCTGTTGTTCCCAGCATCCAAAATCATCCAGTAGGCATCCCCGCCGTGCTTGACAATGGAGATCATGTTGTCTCCTCCCTGCATGCAGGTGAAGTTTTTCGTATCCAGAACAACTGCTTTGCCGCTTGCGATCGTCCCAACGTACTGGATCCAGACGCCATTATTCCGATTCCTCAGAATAGGATTGCTCAACGGCCCTTCCAGCGTGATCACCATATACGTTGCCGGTGCGGATCCATCGTTGGTGTGCGTCCATATAAGAGGAGAGGTCGAAGCTGTCCTGACGTCCGCGGTCTTTTCCGTTCCGTAGAAGAACGGATCGGGCAGTTCCAGCTCCAGGGCAAACTTGGCATATCCGGGGTTCTTCCGGACGAAATGGATATCAGCGCAAAGCTCAGCCTTCGCCAGCCGCGTTTCTCCGCTTCTTAGCGTCCGGCTCAGCGTATGAAGCCCCGGATTGCCGATGGACGTCAGGAACGCATCGATGTTTTGATCCAGGTCAGCCCGGTCTATACCCTTAATCCACATGGAGAAGACAATCTTCCTGCAGTCGAAGCGTTTCTTGATCCACCGATTCCCGTGCTGAAACGGCACCCGCAGATCGCTTCCCCGGAATTTGGGGATACCGATTCCTTCCAGGACGGCTTCCACGTCCCATTTCCCTCTCGAGCTGAGAGAAAAGCCATTAAAAGTCCAGTTCTCAGGCAAGCTTCCTGCACCTCCTCTACGCCAAGCCATACGAATGCTTCAGCAGCGTGGTTCGTACGCTGTCGGATGCCGCTTCCGGCTTGGGATTGTTGATCACGATCTCATATTTGTTTTCCACGTTTCCAGCATCGGCCACAACGTTCGATCCCTTTGAGGCCGTTGGCGACTTCGCAACAGCACCGACGTCGATATTCAACCCGTCAAACTTGGTCGGAATCGCCCGTTTCATGTCTTCCTCAACGGATCGCATTGCGTCGGTAAAGCCTCCACCGAGTCCGAGTCCCATATTCTCGCCGATCCCGGCAAATACGGTCGAAGGACTGTGGATACCGAGCACTTTTTTCGCGCCGTTGATCACACTGCGAAACAGGCTCCCAATCTTGTCCTGGATCCATTGACCCATGGACTGGATGCCCTGCCAGAGTCCCGATACGATATTCTTGCCGATCTCAACGACCGACGAGATCGCTCGGGAGACACCGCTCACGATTGACGAGACGACCCGCGGCATGTTCGAAGAAAGCTGCGGAACTGCACCGACGATGCCCTGGATCAGCGCACCGATCACTCGCACGCCGGCGAACAGAATCTGCGGTAAGTTCTCAATGAGACACTCCACGATCGCCACGATCAGCTGCGGCATCGCTTCGATCAGAACAGGCAATGCGTTGATGATCCCTTCGATCAGTCCAAGCAGGATCGACATGCCCGCTTCGATCACTTGATCGATATTCTCCAGCAACGTTGTAACGATCAGGATAACCGCTTTTACGATCGCGGGAATCAGTTCCGGCAGCGCGTCGCCGATTCCCTTCGTCAATGAAGCGATCATAATGACTGCGGCTTCAACAAGTCTGGGCAAGTTGTCCAGGATTCCCCGCGTCAGCGCCAGCACCAGATCAAGCGCGCCTTCAGTGAGATCAGGCAGTGCATCGATCAGGCCGTTCAATAACGAAGTGCAGATGGTTTTTGCGCCATCCACGATGATATCCATGTTGTCGATCAGGGCGCTGCCAATCGAGGTGATAATCTGCATGCCAACCTGTATGAATTGGGGCAAGCCCTGCATGAGCGCATTCACCGCACCGCCGACCGTATCCCCAATGACCTGACTGATCTTGTTGAAATCTCCGCCCGCGTCCACCAGCCCCGAAGTAAACTGTCCCAGCAGCGAGACCCCGGAGTCTGCCAGCGTCTGCAACTGCGGCAGCAGCACCGTGCCCATGACGCGCTTTGCAGCAAGGGAGCCTTGCTTCAGACGCTGAACGGAATCGTCAAATTGACCGAGTTTTGCGATACTCTCTTCACTGAGAACGGCGCCCATGCGCTTGGCTTCCTCTGTCAGCGCCGCGATACCTTCGCTGCCCTGCTCGATCAGCGGGTTGAGATCCTGCGCACTCTTTCCAAAGAGCTGCATGGCCAGCGCGTCGCGCTCCGTTTCGTTCGCAACGCCCTTCAACGCGTCGATGGCTTCCCAATACACCGTTTCGCTATCACGTAGCGTGCCGTCTGCGTTGGTGACGCTGACGCCGAGTTTATCGTATGCTTCGGCAAATTTCGCGCTTCCCTGTGAAGCGTTGCTCATGGACTTGATGTTCTTTGCCATGGAGCCTGTCATGGTCTCCAGTGATACGTCCACCAGGTCAGCGGCGTAGGAGTATGCCTGCAGCTTCTCCACGCTCATGCCGGTGATGCTGCTCTGCGTCAGCATTTCATCCGCATATGCCGCGGCGTCAACCGTCATACCGACCAGCGCGGTTCCCGCCGCGATCGCCGCCGTACCGATCGCCACAAGACCGATTGCAAGCGCGCGCCCAATCGTTTTCAGCGTATCGCCGAGTTTACGAAACCTGTCATTCGCGTCGTCGGCTTTTTTCGCTGCTTCTTTGACCTCGTCCCCGAAGCCGTCCGCTTTCTTTTCCGCGCTCTGAAATTCATCGCCGACGCCATCGATGGCTTTTTCGTTGTCCTTGAGCTCGCGCTCCATATTGTTCAGCTGTGCCTGCGCATTGTTCAGCTGCACCGTCCACTGCTTCGTTCGCTGGTCGTTCTCGCCGAACGATTCCGCGGAATTCTCGAGCGCTTTACGTAGCAGTTCTATCTTTTCCTTCTGCTCGGTGATCTGACGGGTTAATACTTCGTTGCGGGAGGTGAGCGCGGAGACGCTGCGATCCTGTTTGTTGAATTGCGACTCGACCAGCTTCATCTCGGAGCCGAGCACTTTGAATTGCTGGTTGATGTCCCGCAATCCGGCCTTGAACTCACGTTCGCCTTCGATACCAATTTTCAGGCCAAAATCCGAATCGGCCATGTGCTCAGCTCCTTTCCGAAAGAAATACGCAAAAAAAGAACGGCCCATAGGTCGTTCCTTTGATAAGTTATCCATCAGTTTTCTGAGGGTGCACTATCAAGCGTGTTAAATTACAATTGCATTTTGCAGGATTTTTTGATACTTTGGAATAAACACAACGCGAACAATTCCTTGATATCAGTACTGTAGCCACAGGTATAGCAGCCCTACTGAGCACGGATATATCTCAGAGTGGCATATTTCTTGGATAATTGGAGTTCTATTAACAACTAATTTGAATAGCAAAAGAGGATTCATCAAATGAAGAAGATACTGTCCGCATTGTTGGCTCTGCTGCTACTCACTACATTAGTGGCATGTGGCGCACCGACTTCGACAACACAATTACCGACGCTTACACCGGCAGAAACAGCGATGACTAGCATTGTGGCCTTTTCCGATCCAGCGCTCGAGTCGATGGTTCGTACTGCAATGGGTAAGCCCAGCGGCGATATTACAGTTGCGGAAGCGAAAACTGTTGCCAGCTTGAACCTCGCTTTTGCGGAGTGGCAGAAGTACGTATCGGAAAACGAACCGATTCGCAGCATCGCCGGATTGGAGAGCTTTGCAAACCTTGAAAGCCTTGATTTATCTGGCAACGCAATCACCGATCTTGCGCCGCTGTCAGCTCTGACCAACTTAAAAGCATTGATACTCACCGGCTGCGCGGCAGAAGATTATACTCCGCTTGCCAGTTTAACGAACCTGCATGTCTTGATTCTGGATCATTCCACAATCGCAGACCCTACGCCGCTTCTAGCACTCTCCAACCTGAATTGTCTGTTCCTTGAGGGCAGCCAGATTAGGAACTACTTGCCGCTTGCGGATATACGCGCATCCCTGGAACTAGCCGATTTTGATGTGGCCTTCACCCTTGCCGAACTTGGCTTTACCTTCAACGATAACGATAAAATGGCGTTGTATGAGACGGACAAGTATGACATACGCATCAATCATGTCGAGTGGGGTAATCCACCGCAACCAGATTGGCAGAACTGCATTCGTGTGGTTACCGTGACGGAGAGCGGCTATAAGAATGCGATCGGTTTCTATCCCGCGCATAACGCTTATGTCGTGTGGATTTTTAATCCAAACACGCAGGAAGGGTATACCTATGTCTATGATGTCGCGGCAAACAGCTTCGGTTGTGAACGTGCAAGCATGGAGGCAATTGTGCGGGAGGCGTTCGGCGATGTGGACGATAAAGATGTTCTGCTTACCCCCTTTGTATACTTTGACAATATCATTCAGGAGGCGTTAGGAATTCCTATCGATGTTCTGTGTAACATGCCCTTTGACGAAAGTATTGAGCTGCAATCCAAGTATACAATCACCACGGATTCATCGGAAGTAACAACCGATCAATCGCCGCAGCAACCGACAGTAATCAGAAACGGCAACACCGCAGCAAACCTTTTCATGCGAATCGATTACATCACTGCAGGTATCATAGCCCAGCAAGAAGATTTGCTATACTTCGGAAACTTAGATGATGGCAATCGTTTGAATGCTGCGACGCGAAACAGCGGCAAAGACTTGACGCGGCTGCTTGACGGAAGTGTATCAACCGTCAACGTGTTTGAAGATACCATCTATTTTTGCTACAAAGAAAAAAATTGTTCCATATATTCGATCGACATAGACGGTCAGAATTTGATAGAGCTGGTTCACGACCACTGTTATGATCTCTCGTTGTCCGATGGATGGCTTTATTATCGAACTTCATTAGGTATCTTCAAGACACCTGCTGGGGGAGGCGAACCAGAGTGGTTGTTGGAAGAAGATACTTGCTGTGTCTACTCCTGGGGCGGTTGGGTCTATTATCTAGTGGACAACGAGGGTGGTGGTTTATGGCGCATCTCCATTGAGGGAGGCGAATCACAACCGCTCCTGACCAATCATCACGCAATATCCTATGCCATACAGGATGATCTACTCTACTGCCTGATCGATGGCGGAGACAGCGTGGACGTCATCCGCATGAAGCTGGATGGGACGGAACAGGAAGAGGTTTTCTCTGCAAATGAAAAAATAGATGCCATTAATATCAGTGGCAACCGCCTGCTTATCGTAGAACCTTCAAAGGACGGGGGCAACAATGTCATTCTCGTTTGGAATCTGGATAAAAATATCATTGAAAATACGATCGAAGATCTAAGCCATCCATGTGTCTGGTGCTTCGACACAGATGCTTATTATCTCATCGGCGGGAGTCTTGTGCGGCATAATCTGGACACCGGAGAAATTGTCTCCATCACACAATAAATTCTGCTGTGACTAAGCCTATATGCCCATTGGTATTACACCCTCAATAAAATACTCCGCCTTTGCCTTTGCTAACCCGTTGAACTGCTTATATACCTCCCACTGGTCTAAAAGAGCGCCAAGCGGCATGAGCCAGACTTCGCGCTCCAACCGACCGAGTAGGGTCACACCATAAAACAGCAACCGGGTGAACGTTTCCTCATCGCTCACCCGGCCTATGCGTTTTTTTCCGGTTCCGGCTCACTCTCCACAAAGCGTTTCGTGCCCCGGAACATCGATTCCATGATCGCATCCTTATACACAGCCAGCTCGTGCGGCGAGGTCAGAAGCTCGATCGCCTCTTCGGTCAGTGGATCCCGTTTGTCTTCCGGATGCTGAAAATTGTGGATTAGGATGCTCTGATTCGCCAGCAGCGCGATCAGCCAGATCAGCTCGTCCAACGCGTTCTCGAAGTTCTCCGCTTTCATGAGCTTGTCGCCGAGGTTCGCTAGCCCGCCGTAGCGCTTCGCGATCTGCTTCGTCGCCCCGGTGGTCAGAACCAGTTCATACTCCTTGCCGCCAATCGTAATAGATGCGGCGCGTTCATTCTCCATATGCCATCTCCTTTACTCCACTGCAGCAAACGTAGGCTCATATACAGCCGTATACCACCCGGTGATCGTCGCAGCCAATACGCTCGCGTCGTCTTCGTTCACTTCGGATTTCCATGGATGCTTGCCCTGTCCGTCGAGCTTGTTGCGTCGGAGAATCGTGCCTTCTACCGTCGGTGTGTTGAAGCTGATGCTATCGCCTTTCGTGGCCAGATTCGTTGCCGGGATACCGAAGATCACGCGGTAAAGCCAGAAGTATCGGTATTTGCCATTGCTTTTCTTCGCCCGAAAACCTACCGCCACTGGTGACGGAATTCCCTCGCTTTGCGAGATCACCACGCCGTTGTCGTCGATCACCGCACCGACCAGATCACCGGCAACCGCTGCGCCGATATCGTTGATCCCGAGCGACAGTTTCCCGCTTTTGAATTCTTTCACGACCTCCGCTGCGGAATCGTCGGCAAACAGCGTCGCTTCGTTCAGTTCAATCTCCAGATCCGCCGAGATCGCCTTTGCCAGCATCTGCGGCGTGCCATATGTTTCATCTCCTGCGGTGCTTTCCGTTATTTTGGAATAATACAGCCGGTCCAAACCAACAGTGGCCATTATATTTCCTCCCTCTCTTGCGCCAAATCTATAGAATAGTGATGGTACCCAGTATCGGCCTCATGTCCGATATACCGCCGATCGGATACCGTGAATCCCGCCGTCAGCAGCATGCGAACGAGCAGGGCTTTCTTCTGTGTATAGTTCTTCTTCGAAAAGAGCGACAAGCGCGCTTCCTCGATGTTCATGCCAGGCGTATCATCCGAAAACAGCGCGAAATGTTCCGAGATTGGCGTGATCACGACATATGCTTCCGGTGCGGTCTTTGAGAATATGCCGGTTTCCACGGGAAGTCCTGCGCTTTCAACGATCGTGTTCAGTTCTTCCAACATGCTCACGGGAGATCCAGTTCCTCCTTCAGTACGGATTGCATCGCCTCGATGCATGGGTTTCGGCTCGAGGATTTCGTCTGCTTCAAAAACGGTTTTGGCGGTTGGCCGTGCTTGCCGTACTCCAATAGATTAGCGAGCATGGCATTATTCACGTTGCCGCGATTTTCATCAAAACCAACCTTCACATCGTAAACACCCCCGTCGTTCACCTTTACGGGGGAAACGCCAAGCGCTGCAAGCAGCTTGCCGGTGGAACGGGATTTATTCTTCGTATTCCGACCAATCGCCGAGCTCAGATTCGACTTCATTTTCTCAAATACGACCTTACCGCCTGCTTCAAGCGCTTTGGGAATCGCGGTATCGGTTTTCTCTGACGCCTTTGCCAGCTGATCCATGAAGATCGTCGGCATCCGAATCGTTATTTTAGCCATGAGATGCCTCCGTAACTTTCCCCAGAACCTCCAGATACATCTTTCTGCCCTTCACATCCTCGACCGACGTGATTTCAAAGCGCTCATCACCACACCGGATCACATGCGCCGTGGTCACCGATAGACCCGGGATGACACGAAATTGGAACAGATCCGTCGCCTCCGAAAAGGCGGCGCGGTTGACCCATTTCTGGGAGCCGTGCCGCCCTTCCCGGTAGGCATGGATGGAGGCGAGGATGATATCCGTTCTCGTTGCGAACCCTTCCGCATCTTTTGTGACTGTCTCCATGACGATCGATACTTGTACGTTCATTTTGCCAAGGCTCATATGAAAATCCAGTTTCGATCCAGGCGAAGCAGCGTGTTTACCGTATTCCATGTCTGTTGCCCCGCCTGTACGTTATCCGCGAAGAATCCGCCCGTACTACCGTCCCGGCTTTCGTAGAAATGGGAGGCGAGCATGATCACGGCCTGCTCGGTCGTCGGCGGCATGGCTGCCGCTTCATATGTTCCGGCAGTCAGATGTTGGTAGCTCTCGGCATACGAGACGGCGGCATCGATCAGACGCTGGAGGAGTTCATCGTCGGCGTCATGTTCAAGGATCAGGTTTAACTTCACTTTCTCCAGCAGCGTGCTCATCTCGTTACTCGTCCGCCGCCATGATCCCGGCAGCCTTCAGCGCAGCGAGCAGCGTATTGAATTCCGTAACAAGACCGGACAGCTCTGTCGCCGTACTGGCCGCGTGATTCGCCGCAAGCAGCACACCGCCGCGCGTGCCCGCCTCCGCTGCGGGAAGCGTATACGGCGGAACGTAGAGTTTATGATCTTCACCGATCTTTGCTTCCACAGTATCCGATTCCGACTTTGCAGTCGCCAGCACACCGCCAAGCGTTTCTTCCGTCGCTGCCGATGCTGTTGCGGCAGGGAGCCCCGTCACCGAGGCCCCCTCCTTAATCTCAAGCGTGCCGCCGATCACCAGCCGATCGCCGCCCTGCGCCATGTAGTTCTTTGCGTTATATTCCATGTCCGTTCCCTCTTATGCCTTCTGCTGCAGGACCTTGATCGCTTCGGGCAGAATCAGTTTGCCGTCGAGACGCTGAGATGCGAGGAAACCAATCTGACCCGTCGTCGCGTACAGTTCGTTCAGGCGTTTGAACGTGCGACCCTGACGGTCGGCGATCCAGTAGTAGGAGAAGTCGCCGAACGCGATGGACTTGTTGGCCGCGCTGACGCCCGGCATGAACTCGCTGGTGACGATACGGTGACCGAGGATGGTATCCGGCGCGTTTTCCGTGATGCCCGGGCGCCAGAGGTACTGCCCATCGCCGTCCTTGAGTTTGCGCAGCAGCTTCACGGTCGTGTCGTTGAGTACGAACACCGCGCTCTTGCGGTAGGGTGCGCGGAGCGAGTATACGAGGTCGATCAGTTCATCGCCCGTGATTGCCGACGCACCTGCAGTGGTAACGCCGATCTCCGCGCCACCGGTCGTGTGGAGAATACCGATGGGCTTACTCACACCGTTGCCGGTGAGGAATGCGTCCTCTTCCTTGTCGCCGATGCGTTTGCCGAACTGCTCCGACACATACCCCTCGATGTCGAAGACACTGTCGGAGAGCAGTTCCTCGGATACCTTGATCATGGTCGCGAGTTTGTACGCGCCGAGAACGACCTGCGAGAAGGTATCGTCCGAGAGCGGGTAGGTACCCTCTTCGTCGACCCAGTCGGCGGTGCCTTTTGACGCAACGACCGGAATCTTCCGATCGCCGAAGCTGGTCTGGATCACATGGCAGAGCGGACGCAGCACATTCGCGGCCGTTAGCTTTTGCACGAGTGTACGCTCGAACTCGTCGGGAACGAGATATCCGCCCTCGCTGTCGGTGCCTTCGACCAGGGAGTTGAGAATCTCCGGTCTCGGATTCTTCGAGCGAATCGCGTTCCAGAACGCCTTTTTGTACGCGTCGGACGCACGACCCGTTTTCTGGTCAGATGTTACCTGCGCCGGCTTGCTGGTCAGCGGATCGGCAGTGGGTTTGTTGAGTACCGCATCCAGCGCAACCTGCCGCTCCAGGCGATCGATCTCTTTGCCGAGGTTGACGACGTCGGCTTCCATCTTTTCGTAGGTCGCTACGTCCTCGGCGGCGAGAAGGCCATCGGTGCCGCGCTTGGTGTCGAGAAATGCTTTTGCCGCGTCCCACGCTTTTGCACGCTTTTCGCGGAGTTCCTGAATCTGATTCATGTGTTTTTCTCCTTATTTCTTCAAAAGATTGAGCCGCTGTAAAAGCGGCTCTGCGGGAAATTTCGGTTCGGTTTTTTGGAGCTTGCTCAAGAGCGAATTCGTCACCGCCCGGCGGCTGAACTGGTAGCTGTTGATTGCAATGCCATCTGGCACACTCGTTTCGCGCGTCAGGATACCGTCCGCAAAGCCAAGTTCGATCGCTTTGTGCGCGTTCATCCATGTCTCGGCGTCCATTAAATTGGAGATTTTTAACCTCGACATGCCAGTTTTCAGCTCATATGCCGAAATGATACTCTCCTTTACCTCGCCCAGCATGGCGATCGCTTTCTTCATCTCTTCCGAGTCGCCGATCGCTACCGTCAATGGATTATGCACGAACATCAGGCTCGTCGGCGCCATGAGCACTTCGGTGCCTGCCATGGCAATCACCGATGCGGCGCTTGCCGCAATGCCGTCAATCTTGACGGTGACGTTGCCTTTATACTCGAGCAGCATGGTGTAGATCTGACTCGCTGCGACGCAATCGCCGCCCGGGCTGTTTACATATAGAACAACGTCACCCGTACCGGAATTTAGCTGCTCCCTGAAAATTTTCGGTGTAACGTCATCGTCAAACCAGCTCTCTTCGGCGATCACGCCGTCGATGGTTAAGATGCGGGTACCATCTTCATTTCGCACCCAGTTCCAGAATATTTGTCGGTTCAAGAAGAATCCTCCTGTCTGTCTGTTTTGTGTTCATCGTTCTTACGAAGCTTTTTCACTGCGGTGCTGCTTTTTGCTGGTTCCCCTCCGACCACGACCGCCCGGTTTTGAGGGGCAGCAAGGAGCATCATGGCTCCGTTGATCAGATACAGGTCGCCACCGAGCTCCGGCGCGATGCGATCGAGGTTTTCCAGCTCGCGGATATCGTTAGCGCTCATCCATCCGTTTTGTCGCGCGGTGGCGTAGCCGCTCATGCGCGAGGCATAGTCGCCGCGGAGAAGGCCATCGACATTGAACCGGATAAAGTATTCAAGCTTTTCGCTCTCGCTGAAAAGGACCCGGCACATGCTCTGTTCCCAGCGCACGACCCAGGGATCAAGGGTGTACTTCACGAACTCCAGCGATTGTTGCTCGATATTGCTGAACGACGATTTCTCCAAGTCGGCCAGCATGTGCGGCGGCACACGGAAGATGCGTGCGATTTCATTGATCTGAAATTTTCGCGTTTCCAGAAACTGTGCCTGTTCCGGCGCGATACCGATCGCGGTATACTTCATGCCCTCTTCAAGTACGGCGATTTTGTGCGCGTTTGCGCTGCCCTGATACGCCGCGTTCCAGCTTTCCTTGACCCTGATCGGGTCTTTAATCGTGCCGGGATGTTCCAGAACACCCGCCGGAGCAGCGCCGTTCGCAAAGAACTTTGCGCCGTACTCTTCGGTGGCAATCGCCAATCCGATAGCATTCTTCGCCATGGCGATCGGGCTGTAACCGATTAGCCCATCGAACCCGAGACCAGGGATGTGCAGCACGTCCGTTGACGCTAGGTAGACGCGGCTATCCGAACCGAGTGTGTTGGGATCCTCTGACCCGCGCTGATACAAATAAAAAAGCCGGCCGTTCTGATCACGGTCGACTGTCATTTTGTTCGGCATGAGCGGGTAGAGTGCGATTACCTCGCCTCTGGCGTTTCGGATGATCTGTGCGTATGCGTTGCCCCACAAGAGCAAGTGGCTCATGAGCGTTTCCCGAAACGCGAAGCTCGTCATCTCGGGGTTCGGCTCGTCATGCAGCAGCCGGTAAAGCGGATGCTTGAACGCTTTCTCTTTGCCGCCGCTGTCGTTGTATCGGTAGACGTTTAGCGGAAGGCCTGCAACGGTTTCGGACAGGATTCTCACGCAGGAGTACACTGCCGTCATCTGCATGGCGGTCGTTTCATTCACCGGCTTCCCGCTCGATGTGCCGCCGAAAAAGAAGCTATAGCGACTGCCCGCTGTACTATTGGCGGGCTTATCCCGCGCTTTAAAAATACCTGAGAATATACTCATTGGCACTCACTCCTAAAAACACAGAAGTTTATCCGTTCTTATCTTGACATTGCATCCATTTGGATGTATTCTTTTTACATCCAGCTGGATGCAATATAATTTGGGGGTGTTCTATATGGAAAATTTCAGTCTCGACGGCTATCAAGTCGCTCATCTGAAGTACGACGGAATCTTGCGTGAGCATCGAGTCATTCTCGGTTTGACACAGATGCAGGTAGCAGAGAAAGCCAAGATCCCGCTGCAAAGTTATCAGCGTTTTGAAAGCGGGGATCGCAACATTCAAACAGCTTCATTCCGGATCGTTTGCCGTGTGATTGAGGCTCTGGAAATGAACATCTCCGATTTCTACCACGGAGAATATGTCTTCGGTGAGAGAATACTCGATTCCAAGGAAGGTCTGCGTTATGAAAAGACCGGTAAATTAATCACAGAGGATGTTGTTTAGTAACCACAGTCAGATCAATAAAAGCCCTCGATCATTATATACCGAGCCATTATTGTCATTACCGCAGCGCAACGCTCTATCTAGAGCCATGATCGTCGCCACAGCACCGTCGATCTTCTCGGTGCTTTTTTCTTTGTCGGGCTTGATGTTGCCCGCCGGATCGGTGCGGATGTAGATGTTGTCCATCATCCAGCGCAGCACAGGTTGGCCGGCATGCGCGATCCGCTGCTCAAGCGTTAGCTTCATGAGCTCCTTCGTCGGAGGCGACATGTCCTTGAACCCCTGGCCGAACGGAACGACCGTGAAACCCATGCCTTCGAGATTCTGCACCATCTGTACCGCGCCCCAACGATCGAACGCGATCTCGCGGATGTTGTATTTTAAGCCGAGCTGCTCAATGAACGTTTCGATAAATCCGTAATGTACTACGTTCCCCTCGGTGGTCAGTAGGAAACCCTGATTCTGCCAGAGATCATAGTTCACATGATCGCGCCGCACGCGCAGGTCGATATTGTCTTCTGGGATCCAGAAGAACGGCAGGATAAAGTATTTGTCGTCATCATCCAGCGGTGGAAAAACGAGCACAAACGCCGTGATGTCCGTGCTGGACGAAAGGTCGAGGCCGCCGTAGCAAATGCGTCCTTCGAGCGACTTGGGGTCAACTGGAAACGCGCATTTATCCCACGCGTCCATCGGCATCCAGCGGATCGACTGTTTGACCCACTGGTTCAACCGCAGCTGACGAAACGCATTCTCCTCGGCGGGATTCTGCTGCGCGCTATCACAAGCGGCTTTCACCTTATCAATCCCCACCGTAATCCCAAGCGACGGATTTGCCTTCTTCCATACCTTCGGGTCGGTCCAGGAATCGTTCTCTTCGGTGCCATAGATCACGGGATAGAACGTCGGGTCCGTCTTTCTGCCGTTGAGGATATCCTGTGCTTTTGAATGCACTTCCCAGCAGATGGAATTGGTGTTGTCGCCTGCTGTGGTGATCAAAAAATACAGCGGCTGCATCCGCGCGTCGCCGCTGCCCTTGGTCATAACGTCAAAAAGACGGCGGTTCGGTTGGGTATGCAGCTCGTCGAAGATCACACCGTGCGTATTGAAACCGTGCTTGTTGGCGACATCGGCAGAGAGAACCTGATAGTAACTCCCGGTCGGCAGATACACAATGCGTTTCTGCGACGCGAGAATTTTCACACGCTTCGCCAGCGCCGGGCACATGGTCACCATGTCCTTGGCGACTTCGAACACAATAGAAGCCTGCTGCCGATCAGCGGCACACCCGTACACCTCGGCGCGCTCTTCGTTGTCGCCGCAAGTCAGGAGCAGCGCGATCGCTGCGGCGAGCTCGCTTTTTCCATTCTTCTTTGGTATTTCGATGTACGCTGTGTTGAACTGACGATAACCGTTCGGTTTGAGAATACCAAAGACATCGCGGATGATCCGTTCCTGCCAGTCGATGAGCAGAAATGGCTTTCCTGCCCATGTGCCTTTTGTGTGGGAAAGGCATTCGATAAAAGCCACAGCATGATCTGCAGCCCGTTTGTCGTACACCGATTCCTTTGCTTTGAATGGGGTCGGCGTGTACTTTTTCAGTTTTCGTAGCATCACCGCCTCCTCCTCATGAAATCAAAACGGAGGCCCGCGTGAGCCTCCGTGTCCGGTTTGGTTTGGTTGTCGTGCGCCGTTGGGGCAATCGCCCCATCCGCCTGTTGAGGTGCTCAGTGGCGGCGACGTTGCGCACGCGGCGTTGCTGCGATCTATGCACCCGACGCGTCCGCATCGCCAGCCTGTACCGCCGCCTTCAGGGTGTCCGCGTCGAACCCCGCCGCTCTGTACCCTTCCAGAAGTGTGCTGTAATAGAAAGCGCTGGGCTTGTTCTGTGGTTTTCCGCTGATTAAAATGTAGATCAGCGTTTCCACAAGAGCACCGTCGCGGCGTACTTCGATCGTCGATTTCCGATACAGTTCCGGCACACCGATCCAGCGCTCGAGCGCAATTTCATCCTGCGGTGAAATCTCCCACAGCAACGCTGCAACGCTGCCGCTCTTCGCTTTCTCGATCGTCGCCACAGCGCTGGCTTTGCCGCCGCGAAAAGAAAGTCTGTAATTCTTCAACTCCGCGGAGCCGATCATCTTCGCGGTCGGGCAATGCTTCGCCATTTCCGCGCGATTCAGGCCAAAGCCGTAAGCGGCAAATAATCGACTACTCAAGCTCTTCCTCCTCGATTCTCACCACAGAATCCTCACCAAAAACCGCTCCGAGGGTACTTCCGTTGCTCCAGATCGTGTGAATTGTACCTGCGTCATCGACGCACGAAACAACCCCCGTTGTGCCTTCGGGAATGTGCGTGAAGGGATCGCTCATATGCAAAAGCTTCACTTTTGTCCCAGGCCTATAATATTCTTTGAGCTGTTTCAGCAAATCCGGATGAATTCCGTTCATTCTTTGTCACCCGCCTTTGGCTTTGCGTAAGAAGCGTTGCCCGAGAGGTGCCGCAGAAGAACTCTACGCGAATCCTTGTACTCTCGTCCAATGAATCTGAGCTTGAGAAGAAAACAGCGGAAGGCGTACTTATCGTTTTCGACTTCCTGCTCTGTCGCGCTGACGCGCTTTTGTGTGCGCGCCAGTTCGCAAAGTCCCTGAACCAGTTGGTAGTATGCCGTGATCTCCGTTTGGTCGTCGGTCGGTCGGAACCATCTGAACTCGATCCGGTCAGCATGCTCCGTAATCGGCAGGCTGTCTGTGTCGAGCGCCTTATTCAGCAGCGTCGCTTTGCTGGCGACCAGCCGCCGCAGGTTCTCCATTGTGGTGGGCGTCATGCCGTCCCGCGGCATCTCGACCGAAAGCCGGTCAAGATTGTCGAGTGTAGGTGTCACGATTTCCTTCCTTGGCGTTTCAATGATCTGTAGCTCCGCGGGTTTCACCGGCTCGCCAATCCGTTCGCCGATGAACCCATCGCGTTCCAGTTCGCGAATCAGCATGGCAATCTGTGTAGAATCCAGGTAATCCGGACAATCCAGTGTCCCGTGCCGGTCGATGGTGTATGGGCCTATCTCGAAAGAAAACGTCGGCGGCCCCATGTACTTGGGAGTATCCTGCAAGATTTCGCGCATGACTGCCAGCAGCGCCTTACGCTCGCTGCCCTCTAGGTGGTACTTGATCTGCATCCTATGTCTACCTCCTTAAATTTGGTAGCACATACATGCCTCAAGCAGCTGTACTTATCAAGCTATTCGTTCAAAAATGTCTTAGCTTCTGAAGGAACTCCTGAGAAATCAGATACAACGCGCGTCAGCATCACTCCGTTACCCCAGGGCTGCCAAGCAACATCTTCTTACTCGTTGGCGACTCCTCCCTTTGGATAAGAAAAAACCGCCTCACCAATGAAGCGGCTGCATTTGGATTGAACAATATTTTCTATCCATTTTGGTGGAGGCGGGGCATCGTGGCATCGCCCAAACTCTCCGAACAGGATTTTCACACCGATATTTCGTGCTTGGGTGGCTTCAAGGAATGTGGGGAAGTAGCCTAAATGTAATTCTCGCTGAAAGAACTTTATTCGCGCACGGTATTTTTTTCTTGGCGCAAAATAGCTGACGCCAGTCACTCCAGAGGTGTTATTCCTTTGAAGAGGTTGATTGCACTGGTTTTGCTGATGCGTACATATTCTCAAATTGACTTTCCGGTTATCGAGCGGATTCAAGTTGATGTGGTCGATTTCGCAGCCTTCCGGTGCGATAAGTATTACTCTGTGAATACAGAATCCGTTGCGGTCGCCAACATAACCCGGACTCGCATTGCACTTGTACCAAGTCCTATCCGATATTTTCCCATAGTCCTCGGAATCAAAGCAGAACACCTCGCCCGTACTTAAATCGCCATACCCGATGGCACCATCCTCCGAAAACCAGTAATTGTTACGCATTGGCAGTCGCATCCAAATAGGAAATTGACTTGCCATCCCGTTCTAAAAAAACACCGTCGGCGCTTCCGACGGTTTCGATGTAGCGGTTGACGATAACGTCCACGAATTTTTCATCCAGTTCTATCAGGCAGGCTTCGCGTCCCAGTTGCTCCGCGCATATTAAAGTGCTGCCGGAGCCTCCAAATGGATCGAGCACCACGCCATTGGTCTGTGTAGAGTTCTTCATTGGGACGGCGAGCAGCGGCACGGGCTTCATCGTCGGATGCTTCTCCGAGCGGCTTGGTTTGTCGAAATTCCATATCGTGGACTGTTTACGGTCGCCGTACCAGTTATGCTTGCCGGACTTCTTCCACCCATAGAGGCAGGGTTCGTGGCACCATTGATAATCCGAGCGGCCGAGTGTGAATGTGTTTTTTGCCCAGATGCAACATCCCGACAGCTTGAAACCTGCATCGTCAAACGCTCTTCGAAAAGGTAGCCCCTTGCTGTCGGCGTGGAATACATATGCCGCGCCATCCGTAGCGAGAAAAGCCACCATCGCCGAAAAAGCGTCATGGAGGAAGTTATAAAAGCCCTCGTCACTGTCAAACTTGTCGTTCTTGATTTTGCCCGCCGTGCCTTTGGCATAGTCGATTCCGTAAGGCGGGTCGGTAAGGATCAGGTTCGCCTGTTTCCCTCCCATCAGAGCGGCATAGGTTTCGGGCTTGGTGCTGTCGCCACATATGACTTTATGCCGGCCAAGCGTCCATACGTCTCCGAGTTTGGAGAAGGTGGGCTTTTCGAGTTCACCATCTATATCGAAGCCGTCTTCCTCGACACCAATGCCGCTGTTAAGCAGCTTGTCAATCTCAACGGCGTCGAAACCGGTCAGAGACACATCGAACTCCGCGCCCTGCAAATCCGTAATCAGAAGAGCGAGCTTATCCTTGTCCCACTCGCCATTGATTTTATTCAGAGCGACGTTGAGCGCTTTCTCTTTTTCCTCGCTCATTTCCACGACAACGCATTCGACTTCAGTTACGCCGGTGTCGATCAGCACCTTCAAGCGCTGGTGCCCGCCGACGACATGGCCCGTAGTCTTGTTCCAGATCACCGGCTCTACGTACCCGAACTCCACGATCGAGCGTTTTAACTTTTCGTACTCGGGATCGCCTGGCTTCAGATCTTTACGCGGATTGTAATCCGCCGGTACTAGCTTATCGACCGGCAGTGTTTGAATGACCATGCTGAGCTCCTTTTGATTCGATTTTTCGTAGGCCGGCCTGCGCCGCCATGAGATTCCCCGCAAGTGCCTGCCCGCGCAGCGTCTTTCGCTGCTGGCTCGTCAGGCGGTGGTACTTCAATGCACGAAGGAATTCCTGCATTTCATCCATGATTATTTCCCCTTGCGCGCGGACAGCAGGCGTTCCATGACGTCATCCTGCGGATTCGCGCCAGTATAATCAGCGGCGCAGTTTTCCTTGACGATCTGGTAAATCTCAAACCAGAGCCGGTTTGTCTGCGCCATGTAGTTTTGGCTCATAGCCACGTAGGGTGATTGGATCGCGCTTCCAGTTGTCGGATGCTTTGCTAAAAACCCGTATTCCGTGATTGCCGTTTCACACTGGATCCAGCGCGCCGCGCTCATGGCATACCGCTCGAGCACCTGAGGGGAAACGATCTTCGCACATCCGCGCTGTTCCAGCCAGGTCCAGGTCCGCTCGTAGATCGTCGCGGCAACGAGCGGCTTGCCGTCCTTCTGAACGGCAGACAACATCTCCCGCGGTTGCGGCATGGGCAGTCCTTGCAACTCAGCAGATGCTTTGAACTCGATCACCTGCAATTGCCGCTTGCCGGGGTTGCCATCAAGTATCTTATCCGTAAGTGATTTTTTCTTCTGTCCCGACCCGGGGCGAGACCCGCCGTGACCATTTGGCATTTGAGTTTCCTCCCCTAAAAAAATAGAGGCCTATTCGACCTCTTGAAACCGCGAAAGTTTGTACGCGACCCGACCGCGTTGACACTATTTTTTTCATCCAGAGATATGACCTTGCCCATCCGGGGTCTCTCTGCCCACTGACACTGTATTAAAATATTGATCGAGTTCTAAAAGTGCTTCAGACCATCTTCCACTATCAGTTTTGTTTTTCTGTTCCCAATCAATATGAAACTCCTGCGTATCCGTCATCTTGATAGAATTACACAGTCGGTGTGCCAACTGACAGTTCCCTGGTTCATGCGTTCCACCCTGCGAAAGGGGAATGATGTGGTCGATCGTTGCGGACCAGATTTTTTCGGGCGACTTGTCATAAGGAACAGACAACCCGCAGATACCGCATAACCCATGATCGCGATGATAAATGCGTTTGAAGGATACGGGTTCTCGGTATGCTGACTTCATCTGTTCACTGCGCTGGATCTTATATGCTCGATCATGATATTTGTGTTCGCAGATTTCAGAGCAAAATTCACGACGAGTTTTGCCACACTCCGTTGTAACCCTGCATCCACATTCCTTGCAGACAAAAATTCTCGGAGTATATGCTTCTGCCCATTGCTTTCTTTGCGTACGCAAATTCGCGCTGTAGCAGCACACAAAACTACAGTAAATGTGATTGGGATACGCCGTGATAAACACATTCCCGCAGAGAGCACACCTTCGGTGATACGTAGTCTTTTCTACAGGTTGTTGGCTTCTATGCCGTTCTTCCATCTCTTGGTGCTGTGCTTTGCGTCGACACTCAATGCTGCAAAACTTCATTCTGTAAGCGTTTCTTCGCCAGAAAGGTTTCCCGCATAGTTGGCAGATATTATAACGACGATTATGAGTTGAGACGCATTCAGGCGAGCAAAATTGTTGTGTAACATCTATTGTTTCGAATTGCTTCCCGCACGTTTTACATACTTTTAGATGCTTGTTCCTGTAATGCGTTACCTTTATTTTTGCTTTACCACTGCAACCCTTCGAGCAATAGCGCCTGTCCTTTTGTAGTGCAACAAACGATTCGCCGCAAGCTTCACAAACATGAGCGTATCCGCTTTTATCAAGCCGCGCCTGACACTTACAGTCGTCCGAGCAATGTAGCGGTGGTCTTCCCGCAGAACGATAATCGAAATGTTTCCCACACACCCGGCATATGCAATGTTTTACTGCACCTGAATTTTTTTCACTGCCAACATTCATAATGCCTCCAAACAGAAAAGCAGCACCGTATATGGTGCCGCTCAAATGGTGTCGCTGTTATTGATTGTCATTTTTTTCGATTTTCAGTCCCGATCGTTATAGCGCTATGACAGCTTTTACACAGCGCGAACAGATTGTTTTCATCATGGGGGCCGCCGTTTGCCAATGGCAGGATGTGATGCACCTCCTGCGCCGGCGTTAACCTGCCCTCGCGGCGGCACTGCTCGCATAAAGGATGCTGCAGCAAAAACTGCGCTCGGATCTTCTTCCATGCGCGGCCGTAGCGTTTGTTGGTGTCGGGGTCGCGAAGGTAATGATTGTACCGACGTTCCTCAATCTGCCTGTGCTCTTCGCAGTACCGGCCGTCGGTCAACCGTCCGCAGCCAGGGCAGGAGCAGGGGCGCTTGGGTCGCTTTGGCATATAGTCGCCTCCTTAGGGCAAACAAAAAGCCACCGAGGATTTCTCCTGGGTGGCTGTCGTATTCAGTTTCGCTACCATAACACTATCACATGACCGATAGTGAAAAGTAGTGAAATTTAGTGAAGACTTGCTGGAACGACAACGGCTTTCAACGCTTCCTTGTGGAGCAGGTGCACGTTGCGAACGGTATAGTTCATCTCCACCGCAATCTGTTCCCAGGTTTTGAAGCAGAGGTATCGGAGTTCGAGTAGCGTTTGGCGTTCCGTGTTCGACACCGCCTTTATAACAGCAACCATTTCCCGCTTCAAATCCACCAGTCGGTCGATGTCGTTATTGATCTCCGCCTGCAGGGCGATGATCTTTGTTACAGTATCCGCCATAGTGGAAGTGGCGCTATTGGGATTCTTGGGCATTCCGGTTAGCGTGCTGTTGACTTTTGTGGCCAGCCCGTTCAGGGATTCGACCTGTTCTAGTTTACTGTTGATGCGCTGGTCAAGCCGGTATGCCTGGGATAAGTAGTCTCTTGCCGTCATATTTCCACCTCCGTTTTGAGCCGTGCCAGTAGTTCGGGTCCGTCGACGCGCGTCAGCATCGAGAACCATTCTGAACGGAAAAACCGTTCGACTTCATACTTCATGCTGACCGCTGGCTGGAAGTCCGGATTCTGCCGGAGCTGCTTAAGCGCCAGTCTGTAATCGACCGCAGCCTGTATGATAATGGCGTTTGCCAGTCCCTCAAATTGATCCATTAATGTGCTTCCTCCCAATTTGCTTTGACCGCGTCGATAAGGGCGGCCTGCGTTTTATCCTTTTTCCGAAGCGCTGCCATGATGCGTTCGTCGATCGTGCCGCTTGCGATAATATGGCATATCACCACTGAATTGGCTTTTTGACCTTGCCGCCATAAACGGGCGTTCGTCTGCTGGTACAGTTCCAGACTCCATGTCAAACCGAACCATATGAGGGTCGAACCACCGGCTTGTAAGTTCAAGCCGTGTCCCGCTGACGCTGGATGGATCAGCGCCACGGGCAGCTCGGCCCGATTCCAGCGCGCAATGCTTTCGGCGGTATCCAACGTGGTGAACGGGATGTGGAGTGTGTGCAGCCGTTCCTGTATTCGAGCAAGGTCGTGTTTGAACCAGTACGCAACCAGCATCGGCTTTCCGTTCGCCGCTTCGATCAGATCTTCCAAAGCGTCCAGTTTACGCTCGTGAATCGGCAATACCCGCTTGTTTTCGCCGTATACCGCGCCATTCGCCATTTGCGAGAGTTTGCCCGCCAGTACGGCGGCATTGCCAGCGTCGAGCTCCTCACCCTTGAGTGAAACCACCAACTCCCGTTTGAAGCGGTCGTAGACCTCGCGCTCCTCAGCCGATAGCTTGACGTTCACTTCGTTCATCACGCACTCCGGCATTTTTAAGTGGTCGGCGGCTCTCATGGAGATTGTGATATCCGATATCTTTCGATAGATGTCCTCTTCCGCTCCGGGCAGCGGTTTATAGCTGAATACGACCTGCGCGTTGCGTTTGTCGGGCGTGAAGTGCGTCGTACGGAAGCGGGTGATGAACCGACCGAGCCTTATGCCCATATCGAGGATGCGGAACTCCGCCCATAAGTCCATCAGCCCGTTTCCGCTTGGCGTTCCCGTCAGGCCCACGATACGGGTAACTGTCGGACGCACTTTCAGGAGACTTCTGAACCGCTTTGCCTGATATGACTTGAATGATGACAGTTCGTCGATCACCACCATGTCGTAATCGAAGGGCAGTCCGCTTTCCTCAATGAGCCATTGCACATTCTCGCGGTTGATGATGAACACGCTGGCGCGCCGTGTGAGCGCCGCTTTGCGATCCGCTTCCGTGCCGAGCGCGACGGAGTAGGTCAGCCCATGAAGGTGATCCCATTTTTGTATCTCTTCGGGCCATGTGTCGCGTGCCACGCGCAACGGCGCGATCACCAGCACCTTTCTGACAAGAAAGCTGTCAAGGCAAAGGTCAAAGATGGCGGTCAGCGTTATCGTGGTCTTTCCTAACCTAAGCCCATATCAAGGAACACAGCTGCAACCGGCTTGTTTTCAATATAGTTGATTGCATATTGCTGATATTCATATGGCATGAACTTCATTTGGCATCACCTCCTCTTATAAAAAATGCGTACAGTTTTGCGTGAAATTCAGCATGTTCTTTCTGAGATGGGAATACTCGGATGTTATCCGGATCGTTGTTCCTTGGGTTGCCATCCACGTGATGAACAACTTCATCGGCGTTCAATCGTCGACCGAGTATATTTTCCGCAACAACTCTATGCGTATGCCGACCGTAGGTTTTTTCATATGTTTTTGAATCGCCACTTCCAAGCAGCGATTTTCGGATTTTTTCACGAGTCTGATGAGACATTCTCGTGGGGTTTAGCACCTGGTTAAGTTTTGCCATATGTTTGCTAACCCCTGAGAGGTCTTTTAGCTCTACATAATGGCCAGGATTTTTAGTTTTACTGGCATAATTCCAGCAGCACTGCCTTGAACAAAACAAGTGCTTTTTACCGTTCGTGTAGTAGTCGTGTCGCATAAACTCTTTTCCGCAATAATCGCAACATAGGGTTCTTAGCATTTTTCACCACTTCCACATTCTGGCGGATAGTAACGAGGTTCATAATTTGGTCGTTTTAAGGCTTTGCCGTCCTTTTCGGTGAGGCCGAGGTTTATCAAGTGACTATCCATTCGCTATATCCTCCAAAATCTGATTGATTCGTTCAGCCCGGTCAAGCACGTAAACCTTGCAGCCTAATCGCCGCAGCATCCGATGTCTCGCTTCCTGCAAAGGGCGCGGCACCTTACCAGGAGCCTTGACCTCCACAAATCCCATGCGACCACCAGGCAAAAGGACGATGCGGTCGGGCATACCGTCAAAACCCGGACTCATGAACTTCGGCGCGATGCCGCCCATGTCTTTTACGGCATATATGAGTTTCTTTTCGAATATCTTTTCTTTCATACTCTCTTTCTCCATGTCACAACTCGGACAACGGGATCAACTTTTCCTATACGCGCGTAAATACGTGTGACAGGATACCTTTTTATGTTATTTTTATATGTTCTTGTGCTATATAGAAAAAGTTGTCTCGCTGTCCAAATTAGGGTCGATTTCCCCAACAAAACGGCGACTTTTTCTGCGGACAGCCGCATGGGGTGGACACGATTTGTTGGCTGTCCACATGTGGCTGTCCGCATGAGTTGTCACCTCCTTCGATATAGGCGTTGACGTCCGTACAGGGGTAAAACACCGCGATCATCAGTCCTATACCATCCCTCGATGCGAAGCATGATCGCGGCTAGCGCATAGGAATCGGCAGGCTTGATGTCCTCCTTGCGCTTTCCGAAGCATTCGCACCAGATCTCGATGTTGCTGACGGTACTACGCGCCGTCACGCCTTTCGGCTGCAGCGAACCATCCGGATCCCGGACATATTCCTGCCTTGCGAAGGTGTCCATATCGTTCCAGTTCTCCGGCAGAAGCAGATTCAAGTAATCGCTGACGAGTCCTTCGCGATCATCCTGTTCCATCGCAAATGCCTGCTCCGCTGTGGAGAAATGTTCCATATTGCTATCAAGGTAGAGCTTTTCACCCTGATCGATGAGAACCAGCACTTCTGCCCAGATCTGCTCTATGTCTTCCTTCTTAAGATCCCACGGCTTGCATCTGCCATTACCGGGCGTTCTGACCGTCCAGAATCGGCGATTGCCGGTGATGTCACGGAGATAACCGTTCTTCGAGTTCGTCGTGCCGAAAAAGATACACTGCCTCGGATGCGGCGTCACCCGGCGACCGAAAGAGGCTCGGTACTTATCGTCCTGACGGGAGATGAACGCCTTGACCTTGTCGATGTCCGCTTTTTTCATGCCGGCCAGCTCGCCGATTTCAAGAATCCAATACCCCTGCAGCTTTTCTGCAGCAGTTTTGTCATTCATGTCGGTGAGAGACAGGCTATCCGAGTACCACTCACCGCCGAGTTTCTCTATGAGTGTCGATTTGCCGATCCCTTGATCGCCATTGAGCACGAGGATATTGTCGAACTTAATGCCGGGATGCTTCACGCGCGCTACTGCTGCGCATAACGTCTTTCGGGTAACCGCGCGGGTGTAACTGTTATCCGCTGCGCCAAGATAATCGATCAGGATGGTTTCGGCTCTGCCTATTCCGTCCCACGGAGGAAGACCGTCGAAAAACTCCCGTATCGGATGGTAGGAACGATCGTCGACAACTTTGGCTACGGCGATCTGATAGTTTCTTGCGGAGAACGTGCCGTAGTTCGCATCGATATAGCAGATCAGCTGCGCATCGTCCGCATCCCTCCAGAACCGCGCCGGATGCTTCCATGGAATGTCGCCTTTGATTTCCATACCGTCTGCCAACTGATTGAAGCACAGCGCTTTGAGCAGCGGATCATTGGCCATGATCAGCGTAATATTGTGCAGACTGTTCTGCAGCTGGCCACCTCGATCCCGCACCAATGCCTTTGTCCAGTCTTCAAATTCCTCCGCGGCCGATTCCTGCTTTTCATGCAAAAGCATTGCGCTGACAAGCTCATCTTTTACGGCAAAATCCATCATGGCGGCAAACGACTTTTTATCATCATCGTCTGCAAATTTATGGATGCGGACGAGATCAAAAGCGTTGAGCAGCTTCCCGCAGGCGGGATCGGTCGCATGATGGCTATATGCGAATTTGTCATCATAGATCACGACTCCCGCGCTGCTGTCGGCGGCAATGTAATCGTAGCGGCCTTCCATAACCGAAGGCTCGTAGACATCAGGGAGAAAAGTCGCAATGGCCGTTTCGATGCCATATGTGCGGCAGAACGCGCCGACGACTCCGCGCTTTTCGAGCGGATCCTCCTGCGGTCTTTTGCTATTCTCACGAACGGCGCTCTCGCGGGACGAGGTCGGCAGCAGAGAACAGTCTTTCCAGTTCGGGTGCGCCGCAAGATAGGCGTCCGGGTCGAGCCACACGCCGTCGACGCGCTTGAACACGTATTCGCCGTTTGCCGGCGTGGTCGGCCAGTACATGAGCTGGTGCGGGCGATACGAGCACTCGTCGAACTGGTCGATGCCCCATTCATCGGCGAAGTAGCGTGAGATGGCGACGAACTCATCCGGGGTGACGTCACGAGTCACAGGCACGATGACGCGGACGCGCGGCGCTTCCGGCGTATGGCCATGGGTGGTGTATAGGCAGGCGGCGTACTTGCAGCCGGAGATGAAACGGGTAACTAAGTCGACGTCAGCATGGTCGCAATCGAGCGTCAGCAACGAGCGACAGGCCACGTTCTCACGCTTGCGGCGATTATCGCGGAGCTGACCGCCTACGAACCCGCCCTTGTCCTTAATGCGATCGCGCTCCGCCTTGGGCAGCTTCTGATATTCCTCCACGGACTCGGTCGTGCGGATAGTCTGTTCCAGCTGGGCGCAGAGTTCATCAAAGGTGATCGCTTTATTCGGCCATGTCTTGGCAAAGCAACTATTGCCATATGCGATCGGTAGATTACGCATATAATCCCACCTCCATGAAATCTTCCCAGGCAGAGAGGGGGTAACTGTTCACCGCTCCGAGGCGCTCATCGTCGGTTTCGCATTTGCGAATTTGTATGGCGCGCGCGCGGCAATACGCCGAGAGTTGTTTGCCAATCGACTGGCACTGCGCCAAAGTCCAGCTCTTTTTGAACACGACGTTGTATTTCGCGACAGTGAAAAACCGGATCGACTCATTCAGCGCGATTTCGAGCGTTTCCTTTTCCTCCAGCAAACCGAAGATGCGACGCTCCGCCTCGAGAGCGCGTCGGTGCGCGATCTGCAGCGCGCGCTCCATGATTTTGTCGGGCGAGTTCCACGCTTCCTCGCAGCTGATGAAATACTCGCGGCATTGCTTGCCCTTGGCGGTGCGTTGGAGCATGCATAGTTCCTTCGCCATCGGAAGGGTGACCGCGTGGTCGGTTCCCGGGCGACCGCCTGAACTTTTACTCAAAATTGGGCAAAAGTCTTTCCCTTCGTGAAAGCCATATTCACACATCCGAGGAAACCAATCGTTGTAACGCGTCTCTATTTCGAGCAAAGCGTGAAGCTCCCGTCCGCTGACGGCAGGTTTCTCGCTTTCATATTGGATGGTGATCATTTCATTCATTTTATTAACCTCCCGTGGTACCATTCGAGAACCCGTTTGCGTTTGTTATAGTCCGGTTCTGTAAGCACCAAGCCTATGTCCGTCTTCTGCAGGCGCGCAATACGCGACAATTTCTCTGCTGTCAGATACGGCCTGATCGACGGCACAGCGCCTAAACCGTGTGCTTCCTTATACTGTTTTGCGGACATTCCAAGCACGATCCGATTAATCATGTCGATCTCATTTGAGAAGTGAAATGGCATCGGCTTGTCATGCACTTCCATAATTGCCTGCGTCAACTCAGGAAATTCGAGCCTTGCAGTATCAAGCACTGCGATATATTTCTCCATATCATTGAAGCGGCATATATAGGCTTCTTTAAATTGCAACGCCTTTTTTCCGGTGAAACCCATTGCTAGCATTACGAAACCGTCTCGTGTCAGTAAATATTCAGGCAGTTTTCTGCCCGTTGAGTCCTTGTATTCACTGAGCCGAAAACTGGGCTCAGTGAAACGTCTCGATAATCCACTTTCGGGCTTTAAGAGAGTTCGTATTGAATCCAGAACGTGCTTGTGCTCCTTTTCAAATTTCGCTGCCACCCATCTACTACTGACAACAGGTATTCCTGCATAGTCGGATAATCCGTATTCCTTATCCCACAATTTTTGATTGTTCATGCAACTGCAGTCCTTTCTGTAGTCTTTGTAAGCTGAACCCCCAAGGGTTCTGTCAGATGCACGCCCTTTTCATATTGGATGGGGATCAGTTCATTCATCTCACTTGCACCTCCTCACATTTTGAGTTGAAGCGACGAATTCGCATGCCGCGCTTCTCGGCTTTTTCGATTTCTTTCGCCATGCCGGCAGAGACCTTTTCACCGAAAACCCACTCTTCAGCGCATTTGCTCATGATGACAGTGCCGAAGAAAAGTCCCAACTCACGCTCTTTGGGGTCGGTGTCGTTCAGGAACTGTGGAAACAGCAGATGCGGCGCGATTGGGATGAATCCCATGTCCATCGCAAACCGGCAGTAACCTTGCGCGGCTTTTACGTTTTTCTCAATGTCCCCCGCATATGGGGAACAGATGAAGACGATCGGCCGAAAGCCACGAAGCGAATCTTCTTCTTTTTCAATCAGCGATAAAGCTTCATATGCAGTCGGGTCATGGTAGCCCTCATTATTACGTTTATCTATGCTCATTTAAGAGCCTCCTTTCTGGATAGGCCGCAACGCCCACCTCTACTATTCAATGGAGGTTGCAGCATTGTTTTGACGATATCTTTGTAGTTGCTCAGCTCAAAATTGAGCCGACTAAATTCTTCACTTAGTCCTGAACTTGGCATCAGTTCTTTCATCTCAAGCTCCAAGCTTTCCATGCTGCAGTCCATGCGATATACTGATGCATGTAAAGGTCGCCATCGCTGGGAAGCCCTCTGCATTTTTATTGCTCATAGCAACCCTCCAACGACCGCAAGGCTGGTTAGCGCATCTGAAAATGGACGAATCTGGTTCGGCTCGAGGTCACGCATGTCCTCGATTTCAAACAGGTCAAACAGGGCAGATAGCTCCCTCCAGTAGCCAGCTTTGCGCAGCACCTTCGCAAGAACCGTGATGCCGTCGGTCGAGATCTTAGAGTCCTCCGATGATAATCGGCTCTCCGTAATACCCGTGGTGCAGGCGGCGCAGAAGATTTGTGTGCTGAAAAGATCACCTTCTCCGTCCGCGAAGATCTCCGCAAGGTCGATGGGCATCTCGCGCCCGCATTCAGGGCAGCGCGTGAAGACGTTTTCGTCCGTGATCTCGGTTGTGATCGTCTTTCCGCTGTACTGCTTGGTCTTGATGTAAAACATGTCATTCCCTCCATATGCTTGATGGGCGAACTCGCCCTCACTTTTGAATGGACATTGCCGGGCGGTTTTCCGTAGTGCGTTGTCAATCTTTTTTATAAAAATCGCACTCATAGCCGTCGGCGCGAAGTGGAAGCCCTTTTGCCCAGGGCGGAACCTGGCTCATCTGCTCACAAACCGCTTCAAGCGAAATGTGCTTATCCGCCTCTATGACGATCTCATCGTGAATGTGCATGACAACGTCGGATGAGCGAAATGTTGATAGCGCGTGATAAAGAATGTCGCGCGCTACGGCCTGGGTGATATTTTCCACCCACTTACCCGGCGATGATTCGATCCGCTCCCACTTTTTCGTCGTGCCGATACCTTCGTATGTCACACATTCCGAACCGAAGCGATTGGTGCCGATACGCGGCTTGACGTAGGAAAGCTTTCTGCCGCTGGGCAGAGTGATGAACAGCATGTCACTCTGGTAGCTGAATCGAATGCCGCGCGTTTCCGTTGTTGTCTTTTGCTGAATGGCAGCCTTTGCAGCTTTGTCGGCATCCCACCAGAATCGGACGATGTTGGGGTTCGCTGCGCGCCATGCGTCGACAAGGGGTTTGAGCTCTTCCTCTTTTAAGCCCATTTCCAATGCGCCGAACGCCTTGAGCGCGCCTACCGAACCTTGGTATCCACAGGCTAAAACGGCAATCTTGGATTTCTGACGCATCGGCGACTTTTTATCGATGGATCCTTTGGGCGCGCCGAACATGATCTCGGCGTTTTCAATATAGAGGTCGCGTTTTTGCGCATATGCCTTTAGCGTCCATTTTTCGCCTGCGAGCCAAGCCAGCACGACTGCTTCGATGCTTGAAAAGTCTGCGACAATAAATTTGCGCCCGTTTGGGGGTACAAATGCCGTGCGGATCAGTTCGGACAACACCGCCGGCACGTTATCATATAGAAGATTCAACGTGGTGATGTCGCCGCTGCGCACGAGGTTGCGCGCCTGTTCGAGATCGGTCATGTGGTTCTGGGGAAGGTTCTGGCACTGGATAAGCCGCCCTGCCGCTCTGCCGGTTCGGTTTGCGCCGTAGAACTGGAAGAGACCCCTGGCGCGGTCATCGGAGCAAGCCACCGCCTCCATCGCCTGATACTTCTTAATTGATGATTTTGCCAATTGTTGTCGGAGTTCCAGCACTTCGCCGAGCTGCCCGGGCGCGCTCTTCAAAAGCTCAGCCACTGCCTTTTTGCCAAGGGTGTCCGTTTCCATACCGTTTTCAGCGAGCCAGTTCTTCATCTGCGCGACAGAGTTTGGATTATTCAATTCGGTCAACTCTCGCATTTTTTGTGTCAGTTGCAATTTCGACTGCTCATCTAAGGCAATCGCATTGTGAACGAGCGTCATATCAAGCTGGACGCCGCGGTCGTTGATCTCTTGATCCTGGCTATATTGCTCCCAGACGCTGTCCGGCACCGGAAACTTGGCGAGCCTTGCCTGTATTGCCAGCTCGGTTTCTACGTCGCGCTTGTTATATGTCTGAAAGGCCGCCCACTTTTCCGGCGCGTGGGCAGGCAGGTTTCGCGTCCGCTGACCGTTGGACATCGTTGGCGCACAGGGCTGGCAGAAATACTTGAGGAGGTCTTTGCCTTCCTTCAGCTTCTGCTTCTCCAGACCTAACACGGCGCCTACGCCTTCCAGCGAAAGCGGGAGTCCAAGCGTCGCGGCCCAAACCATCGTGCAGCGCCATGCGCCGGGGCCGATATAGCGCCCTGTCGGCATACCGAGAAACCGTGACAGGCAGACGCGCTCGAACTGCGCGTTGAACGCCCATTTGATAACGCTGGCATCGGTCAGCGCGGCGCGTATCTCATCCGGCAGTTTCTCGCCGCAGGCAAGGTCGACAACCTGAACAGCGGAGCCGTCAACGCTGTAACCGAAGAGCAATATTTCAAAATCCGGGGACTCGGCGTATTTATACAGGCCGGACTTCGAAAGGTTGACGCTTGAAAAAGTCTCCAAGTCAACGGATAGCGATCTTATAGCAGCCATGAAAAAGCCCTCCCATATGGTTTCCTCCCCTAATTCAGAGCAGGGATGGCAGGTGTGCTGCCCACCATCCCCGCAGATGTGGTTTAACCGAGAAAGTCATCGTCAGGTTCGGTAGCGAAATCAACCACCGCCGAGGACTTGCCGCTAAGCGGATCGCCTTCTTTGACCTTCTGAATGTTTCCAAGACCGCAGGCAACGCCGCGATTCCCGTTCGTATTGAATGCGTAGAAGTTGATCGACACCCTCGCGTAGCAACCGGAGTAAACCTCCCCGCGGTCGAGGATGGGCTGAACGGTACGGTCAACGATCTGCGGCGCGGTCGTGCTGTTGGCGTTGACGAAATAGCTGCCCTTGTAAGCTTCGTCATCACGCTCGGTATCGCCGTCGCGAAGAGGGAGTTTCAGCGCCGCGCGGTTCGGGATCTTTCCACCGAACTTGGAAACGCCGTCCTTGATCGCGGCGTCGATCGCCGCATTGATCGCGGCGAGTGTCTTCTCATCTTCTTTGGGGATGATGAGGGAAACGCTGTACTTGGGCGTACCGCCGTTGATCGAAGCGGGTTCCCATACGTTCGCATACGAGAGACGGACAACGCCGGTAACAACTTTAGTCGCGGTATTCTGTTTATCCATTTCCTTATTCCTCCGTAAAATCGTTAAAGTCTTGTTTTGCATTCGTGAAGTTGATCGCCGGCCGCTTGTCAGATACGGGAACTAGCGTCGGGTTACCCCTGGGTTTGACGATCAGGCCGCTGAGGATCTCTTTAAAGGTTTCCTTGCCCATAAGCCGCTCCATCTCGGTGATGGGGATCAGGCTCTTTTTGAACACATCGTGATACCCGGCCGACCTCGCCGCCTCGATGACTGCTGTTTCATCTGCGTATTTTCGGTTCGATCTGCTCTCGACGAGTTTGAAGCCGCGCCATTCTTTACCGTGGTTGACCGCGGCATCCAGCGCGTAGGCGCTGATTTCGTTCGCCCATTTGGTCAGGTCATCGAGACGGACAAGAATGTCCTCGATCTCCGCATCCGTGAGCAGAGGCGGGAGGGCGAACTCATACTGCGCCAGTTTCATCTTCGCTTCCGCCCTTACGCGGCACTTGACCGCGGCACGGCAGAATGTACACCAACTGCCGGGGATGTATTCGCCTTCGCCCTTGAACGCCAAAGCCGCCTTAGGCACCAGTGTGTTTTCTGTCCACTCCACCAAATCGGCTACAGGGATTGTCCATGTGCTGACGTTCTCGCGCCGGGGTTGATAGATCGTCATGCTCACAGTCTCGATATCGTAGAGGGAATCGAAGAGCCGGAGCGCCCCCAATGCGTAAAGCATCATCTGCGGATTCTCGACCGCGTCCACCAGAACGCCTTGCCCGTACTTGAAATCGATGACATGCAGCCGCATGTCCGCGACGATCAGGCAGTCTCCCGTGCCGAATCCGTCCGGCACATAACAGGAGAAGTCCAGCTTCTGCTCGATCAGCACAAGCGGGTCGCCGCAGTCGCGTTTCGCTTCTTCGATGGCTTCCATCACGAACTCCACGTAACCGTCAGTACAGGCGTCCATCTCGTCGCAGTCGAATCGGGACACGGGCTTCTTTGACCGCATCTTCAGCGTTTTGCGGAGTTTATGCTCGCAAAGCGCGTGTGCGGCGGTGCCTTCCGAAGCGGCTTCTGATTCTCTGTCCGCAAATTCGAGTTCAAGACGCGCCGAAGGGTTGCAGTTAAGCCAGCGATGCGACGAGGAAGCGGAGAGGAGCGCGTGTTTACTTTCCGGCATCGTTCAGTTCCTTCGCGTCTCGCAGCAGGTCGGCATATCGGTCGGAAGCGATCGCGCTCAACTTTTCCGCTCCGTACTTCTGAAGCAGGCCGCGAACCTGCTCGGTAAGCCCATCGTGGCTTTTCTCAGCCAGCACGGCGCGTACCTGCTCAAGCGTTACCGTTACCGGGGGCGTCGCTACCGGTTCGAAAGCCGCAGCGGACGATTCATCCGCGACGTCATTTCCCGCAATCGCGTTCGCTAGCGCTTGAAGACTATCCGCAAGGGAACGAATATCCTCGACCGCATCGAGGAGCAGCTTAGTTCGGCTCATCGTCCGCACCTCCCTCCGGTGTCTCGACGATGGACAATTCCGCTACGCTGTTGCCCGGAATGAGGATCATCATCCGTTCTTTCCGGCCCAGTAGCAGCGTTAGAAGTTTCTCGCGGAGCGATACATTGCGACATCGCACAACGCCGCCGGTTTGTGGGTTGTTGGAAACACTTATTTTGAGATTGTGTTTCATACCTACCGTCCTTTCCGAAGGGCGGATCTTTTGTTACCCTTCGATATACGGCCACAAAAACGACCTGATCGGACGGTCTACACCAGAAGTTTTTCAAGCTTTTTGAGAGCGCGCCCCACGGCTTTCCGAACAGCGGATTCATCAACACCGTCTTCTCGTGCTATCGCGACATACGTTTTCTTTTCGACAAACACCTGATTAATGAGCCTTCGCTGCCGAGGTAGTAACGAAGCGACTGCCGATGGGAGTTTCGCTAACAGCCCATCGTCTTCCAACAGTCGGGCTAACGCCGGGTCTTCGACTGCGAAATCATCGCCTTCATACACGCATCCTTCCATGTGGTAATGCCGCCGGGTCTCTTTGTGGTCGTTGTTGTACTCCTGTCGGTTAAGGTCGATGAGGATTTCGCCCCATTCGTCGGAAACCTCGATCTCAACGGTCTCATTTGCGAACTTGTACTGGATTTTCATTTGCTTGGCTCCTTTCATGGGAGCCAGGCGGAGATGCTATATGGAAAGAACCGACCGCGAAACAGAAAAAGCCGGATGACTGCAAAACTTTCGTTTCGTGGTCATCCGGCCATTTGGTAGCTCGCGCCCGGCTCCGTTGCTCGGTATGATTCTATATTCCGTTTTCTGCGTTACGGCACTTGATCAGTCGCCGCGACCTTTTCCATCGTCCAAACACGATTCCTTGACACAGGATACTCGCACAAATTTGTGGCAGTTGGGGCATTT